CGTTAAAAACACCCCTTATATGCAATATACAGCGGCGTACACGCATGGTAAAGACTGTCCTGCCATATTGCATCACGATGGCACATCTCGGGTGCAAACCGTGTCAAAAAGCGACAATGAAGGGTTTTATGAACTACTTAAAGCATGGAAGAAAGAGACAGGTTGTCCAATATTATTAAACACCAGTTTGAACATCAAGGGTATGCCCATGGTAAATGACACCAAAGATGGTAAAGACTGGACAGCAAAATATGGAGTGAAAGTATTGTAATGAAAATATTGATTACAGGCGGTAAGGGTTTCATTGGTTCTAAGATGGTTGAGATGCTATGCAAGGAGCATGATATTACAATAATTGATAACGAGGACACTTACGGCATAATGTCCAAAACAGAATTAGAAAAATTATACACCTGGCGTACTAGAAATTGGGATCCTAAAAAAATACAAGTGATAAGAGGTGACGTTTTAGACAGACTTGTTTGCCTTAAGGCCTTTTCACATAATCCTGACGTTGTAATACATTTGGCCACATATCCAAGGGCCAAGATAGTAGATAAAGATCCTATATCGGGCATACCAAAAGTTATTAACACAACCACAAATCTATTATGGCATGCCGAAAAGTTTGGAGTCAAAAAATTTGTTTATGTCAGCAGTAGTATGGTGTATGGTGATTTTGCTGACGGAATGAAAGAGGACGGCAAAACAAAACCAAAAAACATATACGGTGAAGCAAAACTGACCGGAGAGCGTATGGTCAAGTTATTTTCAAAAAGAGTAGGATTGAACTATAACATAATCAGACCAAGTGGGGTGTATGGTCCGGGAGACATGCCAGACAGAGTTGTATCAAAATTTTTTGAAAAGGCAATGAAGAATCAAGCCATCACACTACACAATGGTGAAAACAAAGTAGACTTTACATATCGGCAAGATGCGGCGAGAGGTATTATACTAGCGGCCTTGTCACCGGTGGCAAATGTTAGTTTTAATATCACAGCAGGAAAGGCCACAAGTCTAAGGACACTTGCCGAAAAGATCATAGCGTTGACAGGCAGTGATTCTGACCTAGAGGACATTGGCAATCATGAACTGTATCCAATGCGGGGCACATTAGATATTAGTAGGGCAAAAGACCTGCTTGGATATCAACCAGAATTCACATTAGACGAAGGATTGGAAAGTTATTATGGCTGGTTACAAAATAAAATTTAATGGAGTAGATAGACTCTACAACGAATACAGTTGGAGGCTAACAAGGAAAGCCAAAGAAGTTTGGAAGTCGGGCAGTGTATTGCAAGGCAAATATCTGCTACAATTCGAACAAGCACTTGCAAAAAAATACAAAAGAAAGTATGCCGTGGCTGTATCTAGTGCAACAGACGGGCTCTATTTTGCTTTAAGATGTGCCAACATTTCTAGCAATGACAGTGTGTTATGTCCTGCCTTAAGTTATATCGCTACCAGTGGTGCGGTTAAAAGGATTGGCTGTAATATAGATTACATAGACACAGACAACAAAGGTAATATCGATGTACTCAAGATTAGTAACATGGACATGCCAAAAGCATTGGTATATGTAAACCTTTTTGGCAACGTTGCAGAATACGAAACACTTAAAAATATCTGCACCAAAAGAGGCATATTTCTAATTGAGGACGCGGCACAGAGTCAAGGAGCATCTTATAAATCTACGCCTTCCGGTGCTATGGGAGATATCAGTGTGTTTAGTTTTGACCCAATGAAAAACATGCCAAGTTTTGGCGGCGGTGGGGCAGTCTTAACTGACAGCAAAGATCATTACAAATTAATATTAAGTTTAAGGAGACATGGCAACAACAGTAATTTGAATTATGGCTATAACAGTCTTCTAGCAGACGACCATGCCAACCAATTAAATTTCCTTTTATCAAAGTTTGACAAACTACAAAAACACAGGAAACAAATTTTCGAGAGATACAGGAAAAATCTACCTGGAGTTGCGTTCATAGAGACTGACAAACAACACACTAGCAGTTATCATAAATGTGTGATACTTGTTGACAATAGAGATAATCTAAAACAATATCTCGATGAGCAAGGCATTGAAACCAAAATACATTATAAAGAAACATTAGATATAGGTAACACATATCCCACTGCAGAAGGAATGTGTAAAAAAGTTTTAAGCCTACCAATTTACCCATTTCTTACAACCAAGGAAGTTGATTATATCTGTTCGGTGATCAAAAAATTCTATAATGTTTGATAGTGTTCAAGTAAGATTTAAAAATACAAAGAATTGGCAATCACCATTTGCCAACACACGTATAGTGCCTTTTGTTGACAGTTATCTAAATGTGCTGAAGTCTGTTGTTAATGATGTGCGTACAGAATATTTTTGGTTTTTTGCTGGCTTTATCAATATGGAAACGGTTGATATAAATTACATTCCAGAGCAACATCAAAAATCTCAAATACACGTCTGGTACAATACGCATCCATTAGGAGGACTCAATAAAGAAGGCAACGTATTTTTGATACCTACAAAAGCATTTAAAAATCAAATGCACACCTTGAAATATCTACGTGACTTTAAAGACATCAATTATCATGCACATCCAAATCTATTCCAAAATATTATTGAGAAAAAATATTATAAACTTGACAATCCGTATGCGAAATACAGTGAAAGCAAAAATCATTATGTCTGGCTTATTAATAAAAACTGTGAGGCGGAAGTTCCAAACTTCTATCCTAGTTTTTGGGAGGACGAGAAACTGTACACATGGGGAGCCAACAAAGATATTATTTTGGTGCCCGGAAACAGGCAAATAAAACAATTTTACGATATAGGCAACATAGTCAACTTTGATATGGAATACCAGAGTGCACCTATGGACATTGTTTTCCTATCTTATGATGAACCAAATGCAGAAGAGAAATTTCACAAACTACAACAGAAATATCCTCGTGCAAAATGGTGCAAGGGTGTCGGTATGCGTTCACTGGCATACATCACCGCGGCATCAATGAGCACTACAGAATATTTTTTCTTTGTGACACCCAAACAAGATATTGTTGACAGTTTTGATTTTAGTTTTCAACCCGATAGATTAAAGAACGCTTGTCACTATATTTTTTCTGCAAAGAATCCTGTGAATGGATTGGAGTATGGACATGGTGCAGTGCTATTGTATAACAAAAGATTAGTTATGGAGACTGCAAGACCAGGGTTGGACTTTACACTGTCTGCACCGCATGAATACGTGCCCATATTAAGTTCCGTAAACAACTTTAACAAAACGCCATTAATGGCGTGGCGTACCACTTTTAGAGAGGTGCTAAAACTACTCCAGATGAAACCTACAGTAGAATCTATGTATAGGTTACGCAAATGGAATACGTTGGGTGAAGGGGAGAATGCAGAGTATGTGTATCTCGCGGCAAAAGATGCCAACGAATATTACAAACGCCACAAGCACGACATAGGTGCACTTAAAAAAAGTTTTGAACTAGATTGGCTGAACGAATACTTTAAGAAGTATCAATAATTATTTTTTGAAGGTCTTTGCCATTAGCAAAGAAGTTTTTGACTGCATGTCTTTCTTTAATCTCGGAATATCAAATTTCAATTCGATTGATTTAATCTTTGTGTAATTTTCTTCTAAAGTTTTTTTCAAAACCCTTGTAATCTGATCTTGGCTTTTACGTTTAATATCTTTGTGAATATTGTAATGTATTGTGATGTTTGTTTTTAGTAAAAGGTTCACGTACATTAGGTACTTGACCGGCATGTTCTTGAAGTGTAATCCATCTAGAACCTCCGGCCACTCTTTGACGAAATCCTTCGTCAACTGTACCCAAGTGCTATTCTTTGGCGGCAGTCTCTTTGGCATCTGCTTTTTTCTTGGTCGCTTTAGTTTCCTTTGCAGGTGCGTCTGGATCTGTCTGTGCCAGGTCGGCAACTTTTACGCCTTTCTCTTTTGCTATCATTTCGTTCAATTTGTTCAATAAGATCTTGCCATCTTCTGTGTTTCCGTATGTGACCATGATCTCTTTGGTCTTGAACTTTTTGATGTAGTTGTCATTGTGTAACATTTCTAACATGTTCGTACCGTCTGGGAAAGTCTGTCTGCTGGCATAGTCGGCAAATTCTTCTGCCTCTTGTCCACCATCTGATTCTACTGCTTTCATCAGTGCGTTATGATACATGTCCGGTAAGAACTTTGTTCCAACTACTAGACAGTTGTCTGTTTCGCCTGGTACTGTTCTGTACATGATAACAACTTTTGCTTTTGACTCGTCTGCAAGTTCACCTATATGTTTAAAGTGTCTCTTTGGACCAGTTTGTCCATCACCGGTTTGACCAGTGTTGTCGCCCATTGGCATCGCTTGGTTGTTCACGTTTACGAGATTTGACATTATTTCTTCTCCTCTGCTTTCGCTCCCTCAGGTTTTTGTTCCGGTGCCACTTTGGCTAGGAACGCCTGAAGTTTGTTGTATAAGAATCCAACACCTGCCATTTCGCCGGCCTTGAATGCACCTCTTGTAGATGCCACATCAAGTATAGTTGATAGATTCTTCAAGTCGCCTATAGATAAAGCAGTCGGATCCGGTTGTGGAGCCTGTGGATTGGCCGTCGCCGTTCCGGTTGCTTCTTCTGGCTTCTTTAGACTTTTCTTTTTTGTTGCCATTTAATTTCTCCTAATTGCAATTAGTATTAATATACGCATATTATACTAAAATTAGTTATGGAGTGCAACGGCTATTATTGTGTATTCTGACTTACACCAGATAGTGCAAACAGTGTGAGGTCCCCTGGATTCTCAAAACCGAACACCGTGACTGACCTTGATTGGTCACCGTCAAATTTTACGTCTTTGGTAATTGAATATCTGCCAGAGCAGTTTTCATATATCCACGTCCTCATCTTTTGGACGTCACCGTCATGGGCTCTGGTAATTGTGTTGACAAAATGTGGTGGTAGAGTGTCTAATTCTCTTTGGTAAAAATTATTTGGATTTATTTTCACGTTTCTCCTTTATCCAATCGTATGCGTCTTGCCATCTCTGTTCCACTGATTTTTTTGGTCCTTCATAAAGCACATCCTTATTTGTATTGCTTGGTCCAAGCACTTCAATGCCTTTCCAAAACATGGCAAAAACAATTACCATCATTACTATTACAATGTACTTACTCATGATCCATACCATACGTCGTCATACAAAGGCGGGTCATTTGGATCAGGTTTTTTAACGTGTGGAATATTGTGGAACTGTTTGAAGGTGTAATATACCGCAAAAATTATTCCAAGATGTCCTACAACTAATCCTACCCAGCCATATAACATTGTTGCCATAGAAAAAAAATATACTGTGAATACTGTGCTCCATACAAAACTTAACACCACCAGTATTTGTAATCTCACAGTCTTTGGGAGTGCCCTTAGGTCGTTTTTGTCGTCGGCAAACAGAATAGTCGCTGTGTCTATCATCCAATTTCTAAAGCACTTGACTTTAATCATTGATCCTGAATACCATTGTTCTCTTTGTTCCATTATCCAATTCCTACCTCGAGTATTAAAAGTGCTAACAGGAGAATCCCAATACCTATCGTAATAGGATTTTCAAGCCAATCTCTGATCATTGCCCATAACATATTAAGCATAATACCTCACTGTTGCCACGACTATTACTAAAACAAATATTATTGTGGATATGTATAATATTTTTGTATCGTTAGTCATTGTATTGTACCGTTAGTCCGAAAGGTGCTTCTATGTCTCTTTCATATGGATTGTTAATTAAAAATATTGTATCGCAATAGTCTGCATCGCCCCAACTGTCCCAAGGCCAACCGTCTGTGAACATAACAAATTTTTTAGGCTCTATGCCTTGGTCTTTCATCCATTCCCAATTACATTCAAATTCTGTACCACCGCCTGAACCTAGTTTGTAGTCTAGCAGTTCGTCCATGTTATCAGGAGTGAACACTTTTGGATTGAATACCGCAGTGTCAAAACTCCAAAGATGTATTCTGAAATCTTTGTATTGATCCATTATGTTTTTTACTTCTGTAAGGAACTCTTTGCATTGTGCGTCGCTAATAGAACCAGATGCATCAAGAGAAAGGCATATATCTATCATCTCGTCATTGTTTTGACCAGGCAGTATTGCTGATGTATGCCAACTTTTTCTGCTGGGTCTCATCCAAGTATAATCTGACTTTATTGTGCTCATTATCTGTTGTTGTAGTATTTCTCTCCAGTCCATTTTAGGCTCTGTAAGATCTTTGACCAGTCTTTGTAAAGCACCAGGCAGGTTACCAGCACCTGTACTTTGTGCGGCACTTACCATTGCTTCTTTTACTTCGTCTCTGATTTTTTTCAATTCTTCTTTTGTGTAGACTGGTTTTTTTCCTTTGCTATCTCCACCTTTTTCTTTTTTATCTTTTGATTTGCCCTCGCCTTCTCCAGAACCCCAATCAACGTGTTCGTCCATTAGTTCACCCATTTTCTCCAACATCTTTTTGCCGTTCTTTTTTGCCTGCTTATAGATGTCGTCGTATATTCTTTCTGCTGGCCAATCTTTGTACTTGTCGTCCTGGAATCCTTTATTTTCTCCTTTTTCACCTTTTGGCATCTCACCTATATTGCCGTCTTTCAATATCTGGTTAACGGCGTAGTCTGCCGCTATGTTCCAAAGTTGTGGATCCCTGTCTCCTATTCTAACCAGCATATGTTCAAATACATTGTGCAGTACTTCGTGTCCAAACAAGAACTCTGCTTCTTTTGGTGTAAGTGAATCTATGAATTTTGTGTTGTAATAGAAGTACCTGCCGTCTGTACCAGCAGTGGGACACCAGTCATCTGCATTGACAAGTTTTAATCTGGTAGCAAGGTTGCCAAAGAAAGGATGTTTCAGAAGCAATGCTATCCTTGCCGTTACCAGTTTGTCTATGATTTTCTGTTCCCTATAATCCATTATTTAGACTCCATAGCAGTTATGACATACTTGCCAAACTTCTTATGGAACCTATCAAATGATTTCAACTTGCTAGGATCGAACGGAAGTTTGTAGTTTGTTAAGGCAATCTTCGCACCCATAACAACCAACTCTGTCTCAAAGTTGTCCATCATGTAATTGAAGAACCTGTCCGCTTGTTCATTCCAAGTTTTGTCTTTCTTCTCGTGTGCCTGTTGTAGTTCATAGCACAAAGAAACTGTCAAAGAGTACATAGCCGATATCTCCTTGCTCTTAAGGTCTCGGACCTTACCGCTCAATATATCAGATGGGTTAGGTAACTGACCGCTAATTTTACGATGATTCATAAACTTAACGGCCAGGCCTTCTCCTACGCAACCTGCAACGAGGTCAGTGAGCGTACTTTCTGGCAGGTCATCTGATAGAAGTTGTGATACGAAACTCCATGATCTTGGAGTTGCAAATGATCTCGAACTACCTTTAGGATCGAAATCATATAAATCTTGTTTGGCGAATGTGCAATAACCTACAACATCTGCATGAATGTGATTAGTAGTCGCCCACTCCATCCAATCTTCAAAGTCCACTCTCAATTCAACGTGAACAAATCTGTTTGCCAAAGGAGCCGGCATTCTGTAAGTGACACCTTTGTCGCTGTCTCTATTACCCGCCGCCACAATTGAAACGCCTTCTGGTAGGTGATACTGTCCTACTCTTCTGTTTAATATAAGTTGGTACGCCGCCGCCTGTACAGCCGGAGCCGCCGAGTTTAACTCGTCTAAGAACACAATAGCATTGGACTTGGGATCTGTTGGCAGTTCTGCCGGACTCGCCCAAACCATGTTGTTTTCTTTTGCGTTGTAGTAAGGGATACCTTTAATATCTGTAGGTTCCCATAAAGGAAGTCTAATATCAATAACTTCTCTTCCTTCTTGGTCTGCAATTTGTTTAACTATATCGGATTTGCCAATACCTGGTGCACCCCACATCATAATTGGTCTTTGCAATTTGATACAATGTGTTAATGCTGATTTTGCCTCATTAGGCGTAACGGTTCTGTTTTGTGAACCTACTGTTGCTTCTTTTTGTTTTCTTGCCATTTAGTACACTCCTGTTTAAATGTTTATAGTATCATTATAGCAGAAATGTGTAGATCGTCAACCGTGTAAAAGTCGCATAATCATTGGCTTTTTTATATGTAATTGTGGTATTCGGGTATAAAATTGTGTACTTTTACCTGTCTTTCTTGGTCAAGACCGGCGATCATTTTTTTGCATTGTTCCATGGCATACTTGTTTTCTTGCGTATTTGCTAGTTGCTTCATTATCATCATTATTTCCACCTTGAATTTGGTGTTGAATCCAAAGTTTCCCTTGCTCAACCAATGTTTGGTATCTGCAATAAACTTTTGCTTCAATGGTAATGGAGCAATAAAGGGACTAAGATGCCCAGGCCAATTTACTACCGTTGCGGCTACACCAAAATATCTATCTACTTTTTTGGTACATACTTCTTCCATGCGTTTCGCCCAGTCTAGAAATTCACTATAATTAAACAAAGATAGGATATTGATACTATTCAAAATATCTATGTGAGTGATAGTTTCAATTTCCGATACAATTCCTATATTTTTTTCTATTGCGTGGAACTTGCTTGGCCATCTAATGTAATCATTTGCCAATCCAAATGAATCAACACTGATGCCTAATCTCACACTTTTGAAATTTTCAAATAGTTTTAAAAAGTTTTTATTTGTGTTTGTTAAATTTGTTATGATCTGTAGGTTTATATTTTTACAAACATCCTTTTCCTGTAGAGCATTGAAATAATATTCAATCTCTTTCATTATGGATGGTTCCCCACCTTGTATAGAAACTTCTTGTAGGTCGTCCGATATGTCAATCAAGTCATCAATTATTTTGGTGCTGACTGCACTTACTCCTTCACCTTCGGCCTTTGCCCATTGCGAACTACGGGAAGATGAACACATAATACATTTCAGATTACAAAAATTACTAAAATCAAGATCAAGAACTGTGGGAAGTTTTTTCGTGGGTATGTGATTGAATGTATTGTATGTATTCCTTTCGCTTGGAATTTTATTTTTCTCATTGTAATAACATTTTTCACAACCTTTGACAGGTTTATTTTGCCGCATATTTTCAAGTGCTTTTTTTCTTACTTCACTATTCCAAAATTCTTTGGGCGACATATCCAAATGCTTATCTGTGTTGGTGCAACACAAACTTTGTCCTCTGTGAGACACAAAAATGCCTTTTTGTATTGCATTGCAATAGGTGTTATTCATCTCTTTTTTCTTCTCGTTTGCTCATTGCCCTTGCAAGTCCGTATTTTGTGATATCTCCGGCAAACAGCATCAGTTGTAGTGCCATTTTTTCCATGGTGACAACGATATGTTTCTTATCTACGTAATACGGACAGTCGACAAACTCGTCCAACCAAAGATATGTTTGCGGAGTGAATATCACTTTCGCGGGAAATTTTATTGTGTATTGTTTGATATCCAGATTTGTAAGCATCTCAAGTCCGGTTTTTGTCATGCGTAGTGATCTTGCTTGGTAACTTTCCCTAACGTTTTGCCACCAAGTGTAGTAATTTGTTTTGACACTGTCTTCATGAATTGTTTGTTCGAGGAGTTCCATGAAGGTTCGGGTGTATACAGTCTTTCGATCCATACACGTAATTATCTTGAGAATTTGTCGCCGGTTTTTAAAAGATACACTGCAAACTTGTCAGTGTTGTGTTGTGTGTTCAGTTTCTTTGCCAAGTTCTCTGCATGACCTGGGTTTGAGAAAGATACCTTTTTGTATTTTGGACCTGGGTAATTTGCAACTAAACTTGAAGATTTTAGGTTGATTGGTTTTCCATCGTAAAAAACTGCCCAGATACCTTCAGCCGCCAAGACTTCGTCCATTTTGAAGGTTGATTTATTGCTGTGTTGTAACAGCACTGTGGGTTTTGGTCTGCTCATAGTTGTAAATGTATACAACTATATTTACCAAAAATTGTATTGGCTATTCTTTGGAAAAGGTTCCGCCGTCCATTTCAATACGCACTGTTTCTGCTTCTTGTTTGCCCTTTAGTGCTTGTATGATTTCTTCCTGGATTGACACCATACGTGTCATTACTTGGCTGAGGCTATCTGCTAGTTTATCTGCTTCTGCGGCTTGAATCACTATCTGTCGATCGCCTCTTTGTCGAAGCGTTCTAATTCTACCCAGCAAGTCCTCAATTGGACGGGTTTGTATTTTGGAATTCTCTGACTGCATTGTTTAATACCTGTTGCATTTCTAGTTTAGTTTTCATTGGTCCTTTGTAATTATATCTCGAAAGCGTGATCATTTTTGGACAATATGCTTTACGCCACCCTTTTTCGAAACAAATGATGTAGTATCCAGCACAGAACTGACTTTTGCTTTTTGGTGTTTTTGTGTACACCGGCAACTGTTTCTGCACATTGAATATTGGGTTGTATGGATGTTGTGAGCAAGGGAAACCATGCACATCAAAGTTGTCTAGCGGTATTTCTTCCTCGGGTTTTTTGATATCAGATTCTGCAAAAATGTTGAATCCAAATTTTGTGAACAGGCTTTCCTGTGTATGGAACACTTGCCTCTTGTCCTTTTTGCTAAGGAATATCCAGCCATTTCCGTCCTGTCTTGAGAGGGTTCCTAATTTTTCGCCGTTTTGCTCGACGATCCAGAACTTATCTTTGACTAATGTTTTTGCTCTCACTGTCATACTGTTAACCTCGCATTAAAGGGCTCGACATACAGTTGAGCCTGCTCACTAATCTTATTTAGGTCGTACTTGGAACAGAACCGCATGAATCTGACTCCAACCTGTGCAATGTTTTTGTTCTCTGCTTTTGCCTGTGCAATCGTTTGGTCCAATTCTTCTATAATTGCTTCTGGTTGTGCATGAAGATCAACTAACAATCTGTTTCTCTCATAATCTTCCATTACTCTGTGTTCGTTGCCGTCGTGGTCCACCCATTTGCTTAACATAAGGTTGTTCCATGTATATCCTTTTTCCTGCCTGTCAGCGAATGCCTCCTGTAGGCCTATCTTGTTCTTTGTGCCTTTAGTACGAACACCAGGGTATGCTGAAAATATATTATCGCTAGGATCACCCCTCATTGCCTTTTCAAATATGATCCATTCTGTGTTTGGTGCGGGTTTTGGACCTTTTAATTTTTTATCAATAACCGGATCACCTTTTTTGTCAAACCATCCTTCGTTAGTAAGTGTGACTTCTGTCACTCCGTTGTACTGCTTTACGTTAGGGGCAACTAGTTGGTTTAGGTCTTTGTCTGTGCTTATTATGACGTGTTTTTCATCAGGATGTTTGTCAATCCATCTAGCAATCAAATCGTCTGCTTCGGTCCTTGCATTACGCAACACAGTGACATTTGTTTTTGTTTTGATAAAGTCACAAAAGTCGTCATAGCACTCCCAGAAAACTTCGTTCTCTTCCTTCTCTTTTTCTGTCATTGCATCTGCCATTTCTTTTCTATTCCTTTTGTATGGTGCGTAGTGATCCTTACGCCATGATCTACCTTCCAAACAAAATACAACGTGAGAACCGTCAAAGTCTTGCCATGCCTTTTTTATCGAATTCATCATGATGTGAATAGCCATGCCAACCTTTTCTGACGTGTCACCTCTGATCACGTGTCTAGCACGAAAGAATGTATTTGCTGTATCTACTAGGATGTGTGCCATTACGACACCTCTGTTTTGCCGTCGTCTCTTCTGTTGATCTGTACGTATCCAGATCCAGTGACGTCTATGCCTTGCTCATTGCCGATTGTTCTGCAAAGTGTCTGGAACCATCTGTCTACGATTTCCTCTTCGCTTTCTCCTTGGTATCCGGATTGTTTTAACATATTAACAAATTCGTCGTTCCAATCCAGTTCAAAGAAACCGTTTCTAGGATTCTCAGGATTTACATTTAAGTTAAGAACTTTTACAATTGGTTCTTCACTCTTTTTTGCTTTTTTGTTCTTTTTCTTGATAGTTGTTTTTGCTGTTTTCTTTACCTTCATAACATTATTATACTTTATTTTTACCTTTCCGTCTACCTTATGTTCCGATTGCATTACCAAATAGATACACATGGACTCTTGCGGCCACGTTGTAGCCTTTCTTGAATGCCTTCTCTGCCACTTTACCAGCCGTTTCTGTCTGTTCCTCTTCCCTTGCTCCTGTTGGCATAACCCAAACAGGCCATTCCACACCAGCATCTCTGAACTTCTGTATAGTGCTTTCCATTTCCTCCCATTCCTTGTCTGCGGATCCAACAACAAATTTCAACTGTCCTGCTTTTGATAGTTTGTAATATTCGGCAACGTTCTCCGGTTTGATTGCTTTCTCTGTCTTCTCGCCTGACACTGTGAACAGTTTAGGACTGACACTAAAGAACACTTCTGTGTCTATGTTTCTTACCCACTCCTTGAAAGGTTCCTTCAATATCTGTGTGCCATTTGTTTCGAATGTCATTGATCCGGGTAGGTTGTTCTGTTTTTCTAGTGCCCTGTATATTCCAACAACCGCGGCCTGTCCTGTTATCATTAAAGGCTCACCACCTGTGAAACACAGATGCTGATGTTGTTTTGACAATGGGTGTAAAAACTTACCTTCTGGATTTGAATCTGTCTTGATAATATCTACAAGTTTGTCAGCCAATACTGTTGGTGTTTCCTGTCCCATGAGGCTCTTGAACTTTTTTGCCCATGTGTAAGAACTGTCACAACCTTTATCCCACACAGGTAAATCTTCAACTCGTTTTACAGTTGACACATCAAAATCCTCAAATGGCAGTTCATATGTGCTTGGGTCAGTAGGATCTTTTTGTCCAAATCCGTTGCACTGTAAATTACACAGGAAAAATCTTAGCCAAGCAGTTGGCACACCCGTATAGTGTCCTTCACCTTGTATGCTGTGAAATATCTCAGAATAGTAATATTTTTTTTCTGTTGTCATACTGCGTACTGCCTATCCATATATTTTACTACATTTTTTGCAAAGTGTCTATAATGGCTTTCCCCAGGGTGATCTCCATCTGGTGCCATTTCTTTAGTTTTATCCAGTTCAAAAAATGGTAAAAGAATAAAATCTTCATTTTGAATCATTTGCAAACATTTGTAATGATCTTGTATATATGTTGAAACATAAATTTTTCCGTTAATGTTATTTTTAATGTCTTTAATTTTTTCCAAAAAGGTTTTGGATTGTCCTGCAAAGAGCAACTCTGTCTGCCCGTAGTTTACAATTTTATCCATTTCGTGTCTAAACTTTTTAGGCCATTTCATTTGTAAGGTTGTTGATATCACTCCTTCGCCGGCCTTATTGAATATTTCTCCTCCTGCGTCTTTAAACTGTAAACGAGAAAAATGACATAATAAAAGCATCACGTCATCAACATTATAATTCTTCGCAATGTATAATGCGTTCTCAATTATTTCAGTATTGTTGCTACCTTGCACACCAAAGTTTAGCACTTTCTTTCCGGTAAGTGTTGATAGTTGTGCGGGCCATGTAGCAGTTTTATCCATGAATGAACCGTAAGTAAAACTACAACCAAATGTTGCAATTACACAATCTTCAGCAACGTCTCGCATTTTGCTTTTTAAATCAAACCCATTGATGCCATCCAAGTTCCATATGGGCACCTTTATGCTCCAGATACCGTTAAGTGTACACTTTGCAGTATTAATGATACTGTCATCAACATATGGATTGTCCTTTATAGTAAATGACCCGAAAAGTTCAGGATAGCAATTGAAACCATTTAACGTAACCTTTGATACTATTAATTCTTGTTTATGACCCTTGTCTGCAAGTGTTTTGGTCTTGCCTGTTTTATGTATTTCAAAGTCTAACCATTCTGAATCTTCATAATCAAATTCAAATGTGCAATTAGTATCTAATTGTTGATTTACAACACTATCCTTAATTTTGATATAAACATGGCAAGGTTCAGAATCGTGTAATGGTTCTAATGTTATTTTTAATTTATGTGGCGACATACTACTCCCATATCTCAGGAAATTGCTTCTTCATAGATTGCACAATTTCTTCTGTAGTGTAATTGCCTTTTATTTTCTTTTCCATCTCTGGACTGGTTGCAACTTGCTTTTGTTGTGGTTTTTTAATTTGATCTGGAAAGTCTCTGTAAAGGAAATGTTGAATGGTGTCTACATCAACGTATTGATTAAATCCAACGTGTACTTTATCTACATCTTTGTCTGCAATCGTGATTGTCATAGCATCGTCAAGTTTTTGCATGTTATCAAATTCCATGTCAATTCTAAATTCAGGAAGATCCATAGATCTAAATCCTAATTTCATTCTCGTTATTCTATAGGTAGTCATTTTCTTGTGTTCAACAAGTTTATCTAGGAATAGGCTCATCTTTGCAACAAAGTCATGTGCAGTGATGTTGTCTTTATGATCTGCGTATATAGTGTAAATGTCAGCCATGATATTCCTGGCTGTGTTTTTTATTTTCTTGTTCTGTCATTTTTCTTATCTAGCCTTACTACGTTGCCTGATTTCAAATGACCAACACTTTCACGTTGTATATCGTTGTGTCTGAATTCCGCCCAGTACAACTCAAACGCAACGCCATCTTCCAATCCCTCAAATGAGTGATATAGTCCTGGTTTGACGGCTGTGTAGTCACCGGCTTTAAGTATGGTTTCGTCTATCAATTCATAGTCCTTCTGCCACACACGGATTTTCATCTCGCCTGACATTACGTAGAAACCGTTCCATTTGTATTCGTGTTTGTGTTTTGAACACGTGCCACCTTTTACAAAATCAATCCTGTGAAATTCGCAAGAACCATTTGCTTCAATAAGTTCTGTTGATCCCCAAATTTTACCGGCTTTGTTTCCCATAATGTTCTCTTATTATAATTGTATTTAGATGTTTTGTCAATGGGGGAATAAAATCCCCCAATGATTTAAAGTAGTGTGAATGCCACGACAGCCGTTACCGCCAATACTACTGCTAGTATACCGGCGCCTGTGTAGACTTTGTTCATCATACTATTTCAGTTTGTATGTCTTCTGTAGTCTGTTCAGCAATAATCCGTATGCTGGTAAGAATACAACAAGTCCTACTACTATCTTTAACACCACTTGCGACCCTGCAATTTCTACCCAGTTTGCCGCCATGTACTCGTCGGCACTGTTGTTGAATGCAACTGCAAAGAATGTGTATGTGTCAATGATGTTAGCCGCGATAGTTGATATCGCTGGTGCCATCCACCAGTTCTTGCCGTATGTTTTTGATTCCCTAATGTATTGGAATACGTATACGTCAAGTAAAGTACCAATTGCATAAGCAGTGGCACTTGCGAAACCAATTCTTAAAGCAACCGATTGTGGTGCTCCTTCTGCCAGAACAACTGCGATTGATCCAATTATTGCTAATGGATAAGCCGCCGCGATTGTGGCTCTTGCTATGTGTTTGCCCAATAGTCTTACAGTCAAGTCAGTTGCTATGACAACTAATGGGAAAGTGAATGCCGCCCACGTCAGTTTAACTCCAAGTATTTCTACCGGGATAGCCACTAACGCATTTGAAACAGTGATCACTACCACGTGTAGTAATACTAATTTCATCAGCATTGATTTGTCTACGTTTTTGAACATTTAATCTCCTATAGGTTAATTTAAATGTACTATAATTTTACTTGATTACCGCGATTGTGTCAATACAACCTTTGCTATTGGTTTATATTTCGGACTGGTATTATATTGGAAAAGTTATTACCGCGAACACGATCTAATCTACTTAAATGTTGAATCATTTCTTTTGTGCCGTCACGTTCATGGTCCATGTTTTGCTCAACAACACTTCTAACATAGGATACAAACTTATTGTTGTAACCTTTATATCCTACAGTGTTGTCCAAAAAATCTTGTTTGCATTCTTTTGTGAGAGATGCAAGTGTAAAATGCTTTGGGGTACGTAGCAAAATTGGATTAATTTCCATCTGAAGTTCGTCGAAGTAAGTTACCATTTTTTGTATTGATTGGAAACTTGGTGCCTGCACTACGTGATTGACTTTCAGGATGAGATTTGGTATTTTCATATTTCTTATTATTTCTATATTCTCTTTTAACTTGTTCCATTTGTGTCCGTGTCTTAGATATTCAAAGGTATCTTCTACCCCTTCAACAGATACACTGATCCAAACTTCTTTAAATTTATGAACGTTACTAAACAACTTTTCATTTATCACAGTGAGGTTGCTCGTAAAGTGAAGTATGCATTTGGATTTTTGTTCGTCGGGAATGTGTTCAATCACTCGATCTATCCACGGAATAATAAAAGGCTCACCTCCGGTAAATTTGATATGGACTGCTTGGGGAAGATATGTTTCGCACCAATTGATAAATTCTTCTTGTTTAGGCCAATCAAATGATTTTTGAGCATAGTTTGTATTTTCGTTATACAGTGTTTTAAGACTATCATTGGCGTTGGCTTCCGCCAGCACTTGACTACTCAATTCTGGATTGCACATCACACATTTCAAATTACAGAGATTACCTAATGTAAGATCAAAACTTAATATGTTCTGCAATTTTGGATTCTCTATCTGCTCTGAAATTTTGAATTTTCCTTTGTGTGCTATTGTTCTATTCGAAATTAGTCTTAAAGAATCACCACCATTTTCCTCATCTATCCAACACGCCTCGCAGTTCTTGTTTTTGACTCCTTGAAGTAGATCTTTTCTAAGATCTTTTATTTCCTGTGATTGAAAGTATTCTTTAGCGTCTTTGCTACTTCGCATGGTCTTGTATCTGCAACATGGAGCCATCCTTTTTTTGGAATCCAGGAAAATGCTGTACCAAGGTGCTACGCAGAAGGTATTTTTGTTAATAGGCATTAGCCTTATTTACTTGTCCCATTCCTCCCATGGAAAAACTATCCAACAAGGTGCCTCGTCTTTATTGATTTGGTAACCTGTATAGTCCATTTTGACTGGTGAGGGTTTGTTATTAATCAAAGCCGCAAATTTGATCCTGTCTTCCCGTTTGCCAAAATTGTCAAGTATGTATTTGAAAGTTGCGCCTGTGTCATTTATGTCGTCTAATATCAGTATTTTTTTCTGCCATGCGAACGCTTTTTCAAGCACTCGAAGATCAGGTTTAGTGGTATGATCACGCAATCTTATATCAAGGACTTCGTGTGCTTTATTCAGCCTGTGAGAAAGGTATACTCCTGGTATGCAACCACCTCTGTTAATGCTGAGAATAATAGATGGCATCCAAGCGGAGTGAACCATTTGATCCTCAATCTGGATGAGTGCGTTACGCATCTGACCTGTTGTGAAATAATTTTTCTTTATATCATCAGCCATTGTACAACATACCTCGCTCCTCCTGATACTAATAAAGCAAGTAGTATCGTGTTTAACACTATAAGTGCTCTGTCATGCCATTTGAATCCAACCCATAACCATGCCGCAGTTCCTATTATAGAAAAGAACACATCATAAACCTTAGGTACTTCCTGTATAGATCTGCATAACACGGCCAAACAAATAAAACATACACCAAACCATTTTACATACCAAGTAGAATCATGTAATGGCGTAACTTTTTTGATATTATTTTGTATATCCTTCATAAACCCTGTTAATTACGTTGTTGGTTGTAACAAAACTTGCACATTTCGGCATGTCTTTTAATCTTCTTGCACCAATATATGTGCAGGCACTCCTGACACCGCCTAGGATATCTTCTACTGTGTGTTGCACAGGGCCTCTGTATGGCAGTGATATAAGCCTTCCTTCGTTACCTCTGTATCCGTCTTTCCGTTTTCCATGTACTTCTCTTGCCCTATCTGAACTCATGCCATAAAATTCAACTTTGCCGTCAACTACTGGTTGTTCTGATTCGTCATGTCCTGCTAACATTCCGCCTATCATGACCATGTGTGCACCACCGCCAAATGCTTTTGCTATATCACCTGGATGTACACAGCCACCATCTGCCATTATGTGTCCATCAACACCGTTGGCCGCATCTGCACAATCTAGTATTGCTGAAAATTGTGGAACACCAACACCGGTCATTGTTCTAGTTGTACAAACCGATCCAGGTCCTATCCCAATTTTAACTACGTCAGCGCCATTTATAATAAGTTCTTCTGTCATTTCTGGTGTAACAACATTACCTGCAACAATAATTTTTGTTGGGTATTCATCACGCACTTTTTTTATAAAATCAACCATGTTCTGATGATATGCGTTTGCAACATCAACAGTGATCATTTTTATATCGGGAAAACTTTTCAACACATCTTGCATTGTCTTCCAATCAGATGCTTCTTTATCCCACATAACATTCGTGCCTGTACATACCGATACACTTTGTAGTCTTACTCCGTTTCCAACTGCTTTCCGCCATTCTTCAATACCTGTTGTTTTTGTAATCACAGTCATCATTTTGTAATCCTGTAATACTTTTGCCATGCTAAAAGTACCAACGCCGTCCATGTTACTTGCGAATATGGGTAAAAAGTTCATTTGTTTTCCAGAATTCCTAAATGTAAAGTTACGAGTCATGTCTACGTCCTTTCTAGAAGATAACGTTGACCGTTTAGGCTGTAATAAAACGTCCTCAAAATTTAGTTTTGCGTCGTAATTAATTCTCATTTTCTTTTTCTTTTGCCTCACACATATTTTTTACATTAAGGTAATGTTCCCATGCATCTTTCAAAGCAGGATACTTTTCTCTCAAATCTACTTCGTAGTCAAAACTAAATTGACCAACATCGTAACTGATATCTATAGGATCGAGACTATCTGTTGTAAAGGTAGTTTTTACACTCCAATCGTCTTCGCCAATAAACTCCTCGCCCGTATACTGTATTCCGTCAGATGTTAATTTTTCAGTTTTTTTATCCATGACCCTTCATGCTCATGCAAATTTTGTAAAACTCATCTCTCGTAGCAGGATCTTCCTTGAATGCACCTAGCATTATTGCTGTGGTCATATCAGATTCATGCTCCCTTACACCTCTGTGTGTCATGCAATGGTGTTCTGCCTTTACAACGACTGCAAGATTATCTGTCTTTGCATATTTTTTTAATTCATCTGCAATTTGTGTGGTCATCTCTTCTTGTATCTGTGGTCTTTCTACTATGTGATGTACAATCCTGTTAAATTTGCTCAATCCAATAACTTCGCCGTTTGGAATGATACCTACCCAAGCATTACCTACAATGTTCTGGAAGTGGTGGGCACAGGTTGATCTAATTGATATTGGACCACTGGTGTACATACTCTTGTAACCCATGTTGGGAAAACTTGTAACCCTCGGTGCTGGTTTGAATCTACCACCAAATGTTTCTCTGATGTACATCTTTGCCACACGTTTTGCAGTTTCCTGTGTGTTGTGATCGTTTTCTGTGTCGATGACAAGACTATCTAACACGCCTTGTAGTTTTTCTTGTACTTCTGCCTGTAGCAGATCCATTTCGCCGTCTTCGATGAATTCGGATATGTTGTCATTGGAGTGGAATCTTTTTCCTGCTTTTTGTAATCTCTCTTTTATTTTCTTGCTGACAGGTCCTTCGGGTACCCAACTGTCTTTTAATGCGTCATCCATTATTCTACGTCCAATCTAACAATATGTTTTCTTAATGCTCTAACTAATTCTTCAATTTTGTCTATAACGGCAATCATGTCTCTGTCTGTGATATATTTAGATCTTTCTTTCAACTTGTCATATTCTTTAATTGATATTTGAACCATAGGACCATAGTTGTCTTTGTGTCCCACACTCTCATTTTCCATAGAGGCGTCCAGTGCTCTTTGCTTTTCTTCCGAATCCGTCATTGTATCTCCTTTGTTGTTTTATATTATAGTAGTATTATTGCTTTTAGTCAATTTAAAAAATTTCACCATTACACTTTTGTTCGCCATTACAAATATCGGTGATTAATTTTTGTATTTTGTCTTTGGTATCAAATTCAGGGTTTATACCAAAACTTGGATATTTTTTATTGAAGTTTTGCATTATAAGGTAATTGGTAAATTTATATCCACTGTAATCAGGATGTTCCTCTACTCCTTCTTTATTTTTATCAACAAAACTAGACAGCATCCAACCTATTTTACAATTATCAGATAGTTTTGTTTCTAATGTTTTTAAAAGCACATATGGCATTTGACAACTCAACCAATAACTTTTAGTCCAACTTTTAACAAGTGTCCATGTATCTAGTGTTTTGGTTTGTTCGCTGAAGTCTTTTGGAGAAAGACTTGATGCATTTTGGTTGAAAAAAATAAAATCAATATTGTGTTCTATAGTTTTACATATTTTGTGTAGTTCAGTTAAGTCCAGATTGTTCCATTCTATTTTTATGTTATTCACTGCTTTGATTTGAGATTCACCTGCTCCAATGTTAGTCACGTTGTAGCCTGCCTGTATACATCCGTTGACTATTAGTTCACCTCTTTTATTGCCACAACCTATTAGTAGTGCGTGTTTCATGATAACTCCGGATATAGTTTTCGCCAATTAGTGCCTTGCAGTGAATCTATCCTGTCAAAATAACTTTTGTACTCTTCACTACTGCCAGATTCATCTAATTCAAAAAGGCATCTTTTAATATTGCCTGCTATATTAAGATTAGATTTGTACTTTTCAAAAGTTTTATTAAGGTTATCACGCACAGTTTCTTTTATCTTTTCTGGCAAATTACGACATCTTAAGTAAGGGTGTCCCATTGCAATTTGATTTATAGTATGATCTATGCTTCCTATGTCTTCCATAAAGTAATCAATTATTCCAGGAATTTCTTGTGCTGTCAGAACAAAAAAGACTGTGTTTGCTCTAAGGTCTACGTTAGGTTGATCCTGTAGGAATTTAATATTTTCAATTGTTTTATTCCAATTTCCTCCTCGCCTTATGTAATTGAATTTGTCTCCAATACCATCAATGCTACATGTAAAAAGCACATTTGGAAATTTTAGAACTTCTTTCAAAATTGGATTGTTTTGTTTGAATTGCATATTTGAATTAATTCTTATCTGTAAATCGGGCCTCTTTTCTATTTGTTGCAGTAGTTTGAGATTATACTTGATTAGTGTAGGTTCGCCACCACTCAGGTATATTTCTTTGAGTTCGCTTTGGTTGGCAGTGACAAAATCTATTATTTCTTCTGCCACTTTTTTTGGTGTGTGTTGAATCGGCTTGCCTTGTTCTTTTGCAATACTGCTACTTTGTACTGCCCAGCACGTGACACATTTAAGATCACAAGTGCTACTCCAATGCAAATCTAAAGCCGAAAGTTTAAATGCTTTTGAATTAGAATAGTCAACACTACTGTTCACTCCAAGTTTGTTGTAATGATTTCTTAGTCCCTTAAATTCACCTGCACTTGAATTGTTTTCACTTTTTAGACAGTTTCTACAGTTGTCAGTGATTTTGTCATCGAGAATATCTTTACGTAAATTTTGGAATCCTTTATTACCTAACACTTCTTTAATGGTATTTTTTTGTAAATCTCCCAAGGGATTGCCTTTGGTGCATGAACTTACTTTGCCGTCTACCCATACGTATAGTAAGTTCCAAGGGGCGGTACAAAAGTGTTTACGGTTTTGGAATAGGTCGTATTTTTGTTTTGCATCCATGCATCTATTTAGGCGGTATTGCCTACTGTATTTGTTTTTTGTGCATCTTGTTGTACCACTTTACAGCGGTAGCAACTACGTTGTCTATGGAACTTTGTGTTGGTTCCCATGCTAAAACTTTTTTTGCTTTTTCTATGTCTGCCACCAAGTAGGCCGGATCGCCTGGTCTGTTAGGGTGTACTTCTATATTCATCTTGCCTGTGTATTTTTGAACAGTATCTAATAATTGCTTGTTCGAAGCAGGTGCTCCTGAGCCTAGGTTAAACACTTCAGACACCAACTTACCCGATGCATAGTGCAATGCCTTTATGTGAGCATCTGCAAGATCCATAACGTGTACATAATCTCTCACACACGATCCATCATCTGTTTGATACTGATCACCAAACATCTTAAAAGTTTTGCCCTCTCTAGATGCCGCTATGGCCAAAGGTATAATGTGTGTTTCTTTTTGCCGCAGTTCGCCAATTTCTGATTCTGGATCGGCACCCGCGGCATTGAAATATCTTAATCCAACACTGCTCAATCCATACGCACCCATGTAATTTTCACAGACCATTTCCATCATAAGTTTTGTTGCTCCATAGGCGCTAATAGGTTTTGCCCAGTCCGATTCTTTACACATATGCATTCCTGGATCACCATACGTAGCCGCACTAGAACTATACACAAATGTTTTTACTCCGCACTCGATAAGTTTGTCTATGAGATTGACAGTAAGTATCATGTTGTTTCTGTAATACAAGGATGGATTTTGTACACTTTCAGGAACACTAGTACTTCCTGCGAAATGGATGCAACTAGTTATGTTGTGCCTTTTGATTATTTCGTCAAGTCTGTTTACTTCTTGCGGTAGTTCGAGATTGTAATTTGGTCCAAAAGAAACTAGTCCATCTCGAAAAAATCTATCTACGGTTACTGGTTCGAATCCATTTTTAGCCAACAATTTACAAGTGTGGGAACCAACGTAACCTGCGCCGCCAGTAACCAGCACTGACCTGTTCAAGTTTTTAATATTTGTTTTCGGAAACGGGTGTTCTGTAGTGGGCTCCATCTCTTCTCCATTGTTCTCCCTTGCCTGTCATGATGTCTAACATCCTGTCGATTGTGCCATTGGTCCAATCGGATATTTGACCCATACTAGGGGATGGTTTACTTAAAAGTAGTTCTAACTTGTTCATTGCATCTTCCTGTGACCATGGCACGTATAACCTTGTGTGGTCGTTTGCAAATACTTCAGGAAATGATCTATATGCCGGAAACAACACATTACAACCTAACGCATCTGCTTCAGACACAGTATTCGATGTCCAGTCCTGCAAAGCACAATTGAATAATACTCTCGAATCAGCAAGTATATTGTAATAGTCATTCTTTTTCAAATTTTCATGGATTGTAAGTAGTCCTTCTTTTTCTAAATATTTGGCTTCCTTTACATAGTAGTCATTGTTTGATCTTAAAGGACCTCCTTGACATATAACAAATTCTGTCTCTGGATGTTTCTTTTTATATGCCTGAATAAGATCCATAAAAAACTGTGGTTGCTTCTCTTGATCCCATCTTGCACCAAACACAACTCTATTTTTTCTTTCCATAAATGCTTTCTGTTCTACTCTGCCCTGGACTTCTTCTTTGCCAAAACTTAATCCTGATACATTGTATATAGGAGCCTTCCAGTTTGCTATCCTCATGTTTGCAACCATTTCTTCATTGCTGGCTAGTATTACAACATTTGGAATCTCATTACACATCTCTTCGTATAGACTCATCCATTTGCTCATACCCCATACGTGAACAAAGTCATCTGGGTCAATTGCCTGTGCTAGGCATCTCAAATATACTGTAGGTCTATATTTTTCTGGAGTCTGTTGTAAAATATAAGGAAGTGATTCCATACCAGGCTGGAACATATCTTCAAAGAATATTGCGTCCTTGTTGGTTATTTCACCTGCTTTTAACAACTTAACAAGATTCATCATTTGACTCATAGCAAAATAACTTCTGCCATGTGCATCTAAAACTTGTCCTGTGACAATAGCCTCTGAATCATCTATTGTGTCTCCCGGAACAATTTCATACTTTACGCCTCGTTTGTCGTATGCTCTCTTTGTCCAATCTGTTAATTGAAAAGTGTATCTTGCCTGATACGACTCTAGTCCCATATAGAATATTTTCATTTATCCTTTTCCTTCCATTCTGCTAGTTTAACTTGATATTCGGACTCTGTCAAGCGATGCCATCCATTACATCTTCCAATTGGTGATCTACCGCAAGGACATTCCTTTTTTTTGAATATGTCTTCGTAATTGGACCTATAGTTATTGTTGCTAGGTCTGGATTTACCATCCCAATTACCCGGCATTCTCTTTCAAGTATTTGATCATCGTATCAACGTCAGACACTTCAAACGGGTCATTGTCATCACTGGCATTGTTTTTTCCTGGCTCTTCGAATATTTTTTTTACTTCGCCGTTGTCGACAAACATCGAATATCTCCAAGATCGCATTCCAAATCCTTGTCCCGGTTTGTTTACCAACATACCCATTCCTTGTGTGAACACGCCTTCGCCATCTCCGATTGCTTTTACTTTCTTTACATTAGTGTCTTTAAACCATGCATTCATTACAAATGCATCATTAACAGACAGACAATAGACTTCATCTACTCCTAATGCTTTTAATTCATCATACTTTGCTTCAAAGCCTGGTACTTGTTGACTAGAACAAGTAGGTGTAAATGCTCCTGGCAGAGCAAATACTACAACCTTTTTATTATCAAATATTTCTACTGTGTCCACGTCCTTCCATTCTCCGCCGATAAATGTGCAACCGCCCACTTCGTCGGTGTCGCCTTGCCTTGTTTTGAAATTAGTGTATGGTACTTTCATGTTATTTTCTCTCCTTGATTAGTTTCACTGTTCCTGAGTTTGTATGTTTTATTCTATGGTTATTTTGTAGAGCAAGATGTAGGAACGATTCATACTTGTCTTCCTTTACCATTAAAGTTATGCAGTCTTCAAGATCGTCGCCGTCATCTTGATATCCTGCGTATGCCCAGATAAAATCCTTGCCATACTTCATGCCAAGGTTTCCTGCTGTCGTGCAGATGTTTGCCACTGCATCAACTGTGTCATATCCAGCATTGAGCCCGCCACCTTCTATAGGTAAGTGTCCCATTCTAGTTGTTGCTCTCTTTTGTTGTATATGAATTTCTTTCATTATATCCCACTCACTACTTCGTCGTTGTTGTATACTGCATACGATCCGTTCTCACCGTCTTCTGACACATTTATAGATATGTCTCTACCTGGATATTTTTTTGTTATTGCTACATACAAATCATCAGATATCATTTCACAACTCTTGTAATCAAGTTTCATTGTGCCATCTGCGTACATATTCTCCATCCATCTTTTAAACTGTATAAATTCTATATCTCTGTCATCGTGGAATACTTCTATTGCTACCTTAAAATGGAATATGTGTCTGTGAGGATACCCAAGGAAAGAAACGTCATACTCATCACCTGTTGCTAGTTTTGGATCATCCAGTGCCGCCGGGTACTTGTGGATACCCTCTTTTTGGAATGTTACCCAAATCATTTTTTTTCCTCTGTTTGCTTTCTCCTTTAGTGCCTGATCTCGCATTTCTTCACTGCTCATTGTTTCCCTTTCCTTTTTAATTTAAGTTTGTTTTGTAATCTTTTCACTTTTGCTTCTAGTATTTCTACTCTCTTTACATAGTAGTCGGTTCCATGTAGTCCTCTTTTTTCTAATTTCTTTTGCTCTTGCATCCATAATCTATAACTTTCAAGGCCTTCGTCTTTCTTATACTGCTTTTTTGACATCTTGCTCCGCTATTGGTTCGTCTTGCTTGTATTCTTTCCAAGATGTGAAGCCTGATGACTGTTTGAAATGATTCATAGTCATTGTCCATACACCTGGATTTGTTTTATTGAAATCAACATCGTCAACTTTAATACATAAGTTGTCATCGCTTTCCGAATTGGGAAATATTATTGAACAGAATGGTATAAATTTTTCTTCGTTCCATATTTCTGAAAACCTTTCTTTTACATCTGCGTGAATATTGAACTGATAGTCAATAGTACACCAATAACCTTTATCCATTAATTTTTTTATTAGTTGAGGGGTGTTGACAATGTTATGCATAAAAGTTCTATTGGCGCCAAAGTATATTGCTTCTGCATTTACTTTTTGTGCTAATTCAACAATCTGATCAAAAAGCAAATCATTCCTTGCAAGAAAAAGTGTCTTTTTTCCATATGCTGGTGTGTGTTCTACTTCCATGCCTGAAAATATACCTACACTGTCGCTTTTGCCTGTTTTGTAATCTCTGTCCATGCTTTTATTATACTGTAAAGTGGTTATTTTGTCAACTTCGCTTTGGCCATTGCAATGGCGTCCTTGAGAGCAAGTTTTGTTTTTTTGAGTCTCATCAAAATAGTCTTGCTTTCATCACTACGATCTTTCAGCCTATCCTTGGTAAGTTCTTTTACCTTTCTATCGAGATATTTGTGATGATCCTCTAACTTTTTTACTTTTTTACTTTTACCAGCCATTTTAACCTCCTTCAAATAAACTTGAAAAATTGTTAGTCCCTTTGCCGCCACCTGTTGCTCGAGCCCATCTATTGCCTCTTATGTCTGCTAGATAACTTGAAGCACGATTAATTACTTCCATTGGTTTTTCGCTTGTGAACACTTCTTCCACGAATGTGTTGAAATACAATATGTTTCGAGGAACATAAATGCTTGGTTCGTCTGTTTTGTCACTTGCTTTGGTTTTACGCCAGTGTTTTACTTCTGGTTTATATTTTATTGATTCTATATCATTTAAATCGTTTGCTATCTGTATTGCCCTTATTTGATTATATACGTTGTGTGCCATCATTAGAACATAACTGAAACTGTCCCAACTAGTTGCGCCTATTTTTCCATTCTTGTTTAGATCCTTTTCACCATACCAACAAACATCTTTCATTTTTAACCTACGTCCAATCCCGCTGTCAAAAGGAAATTGTATATCAGATCCTTTTAGTTGTTTGTCATCTGGCGCCTTGTCCATTACAAATGACCATCTGTCTGGTGTAAATGAGTTGTGCGTATAAACTAATCCATTTGCAGTTGACAAGAATGCAGACGCACTGTCAAAACTAATTGTAAAGTTATTATTGATATGTTTTCTCACTTGTCTTTGCACTTGCGTTAGATAACACCCCCAGTCCATCTGTGATGTACCTAGAACGTGCATCCAATCTTTTCCGTCTAATTTTTTCTCGTCTCTCATTATGATCAAACGTTTAAGCATAACTTCCATATCACACATATTAATACCACCCATCGCCCAACCTTCGAATTCGAAATCTTTAACTTGATCATACCATATCTGTGCTGTGTTCCAATCGTCACCTTGTAGTACGTTTAATAACTTTGTTTGTCCTAATCTATTTTTTTGGAAAAACTTGTTGTTGTAAATTGTGCCATCTAACGTATCTTGAAAACTTGTAAGTCCTGTTTTTGGAGAGTTTAAATCGTCTGCCGCCCATGTAGGCACATCGAGGGTCATTGCCCAATCACTTGTAAGTTCAAGCCAATTCAGTATGTCCGATCTTACTTTGTTTGCTTTGTTCCCTTCAAAATCTTTCCAATCAAATTTTATTACACCTTTTCCTATTTGATACCCACCGGAATCTCCTACTATTGTGCTAAACTTTCTGTCTCTGTTCACAAACATGTGATCTCTGTCTGCAACTTTTTCCATATCTAAACAGGCGTGTCCTGCCGAATACAATGCTGTTGGGTAAGTAAACATTCCTTTATCTGGATTAATAAAATTCAATCCTTCAACGCCGTTTTCAAAACCTTCTGGTATTCTTTCTTCTGCAATGTGTTTGCCTTCTGAAACTCGTTGTTTGCTTATGAAAGTGTTGTAGAAGTTTGAAATAGCCGGCAAGAACACCGCAAAGTCTCTGCTTAATTCTCCTAGATGTTCTTGCTTACTATTTTGTTCAGTCATTACTGCGCCTGTGCTGGAATAATGTATTGATACTTGCCTAATCCTGAATCAACAGAGACCTGCATCGCACCCTCGTTAGAGAAGTGTAATGTAACCTTTGCCGAATCTGACAGTTTCAATATCTGCAATACTTGTCCAACAGGCCAACTCCAACCTTTGTTAAGTGTGCCCTTAACGTCAGTTGCGAAAACAAATTCACCACCGTGTGATGCTTGATCACCAAATGTGAATATCAGATTTCCATCTTCCGTCCTCACGACGAATGAATTGTGTTCTGTGTTTGCTGTTGCCTGGAAGTTGAATCTTTGTACACTTGCCACACTAGGTTCTATTTCAACGTCCCACTTAACACCCTTAAATTTAACAGTCTTAAGTTTTTCATTGATAATTTCAGCATTCATAAATCTGTAATCGTTCTTGAAGTCACCCTTTTCATTTTCGAAGTGGATTCCTGTAGGAACTGTTGCACCGTTCCGCTCACCGGACAACACAGTTATTTTTGCTTTTTCCTTGTACTCAGGACACTTCAAGTGGATGTCTAATTTACCCATCTGAGGCATACCAAAAGTACCATTCATTTCTGATTGTGGTTTGTGAAAAGACCCTTGCAAGATTACTGATCTGTCTTCTGCCATACTGTCGATTGCTGTTTCCTTGTCGTCGCCAGTAATTTTAACAAGATCCAAGAATCCCAATCCATGCGTGTGTTTAACGATGTCTTTTAAGATGTCTATCATAATGTCTTATTGTATAGTATATTTAGATTTTAGTCTATGGTTATTTCAGAAATTTTATACACTACCGGATTTTGTTTACCAGGCTTACGGAAAATTGCGTAATTGGCTCCCGGCCTAAACTGTCCCATTTCTACAACCTCAAAACCTGCCTTTCGTATCATCTCAATCATTAAGCCTTTGGTGTTGTAGTTCCAGTATCCACGTTTGGCTTCTTTAAGGTCATAATCATAATGGCAATCCGCGTATTGTATGAAGCAATAACCACCATCGATCAATATATCTTTGATGTCTTTCAAATATTCTGCAATATGTTTCTGTGTAAAAAATACAAATGTGTCCCAACTGAACACGAAATTGGTAGATCCTTTCGGAAGGCTTGTACAACCTGTCCTATCTGTTGTATAAAATCTCAAATGCTTTTGGTGTAGTGGTGGAAATCGCCTTCTTACTTTTTCTTCTATTTCGGGCAAAATGTCAAGGAAATAGTTTTTATACCAAGATCGAAAGTCTTTGCTGAACATACCGGTACCTGGACCAATCTCTAGACTGTTATACAAACTTGTTTTGGAAAACTGACGTATCTTTGTTTGGACGAGATTGTATAATAAATTATCAACTATAGGTTGCTCTCTTTTTTTGTTAAGGTCCTCACGATACCATTCTGGCGTTTTATCTAATCTGTTGATAACTTCATTGTTGGTGGCGTCTACTGTTTCTGCAATAGTTTTAAGGATTCCTAGTTGCGTGTTTACTAGGTCTTGCAAGGCTGGTTTTGTTTTCACCTTCTCTAATTTATCAATTAATAACTTTATTTCCTCAATGCTTAACATAGTTTTTTAAAGTTTTCTTGTCTTTCTTGTTGTAGGATATCCAAATGTAATTTGAGTTCTTCCCACGGAGTCCTGATTCCATAATCAGCACTATTTTTGTATAATTCCTCCGGACAGTGTTCATAGAATAATTTTGCTGGATCTCTTCCCATTTCGTATGCCTGCTCGATTACACTCCTCAAAAAATCTTTTTCTTTTACTCCCTCGTCAAAATCTGCATTTGGACGTATTTCATAATTCCAATCATGCGTTTTTAAACAATCAATATAAATGTTTTTTAATCTACTCATCGCTATATTTAGAATTCAAACAATTTGTTAAATGTATTTGTGGTTTCGGTTGATTGCACGTCCCAATGTAGAACTCCTATCAAGTTGTCTATCTTTTGGTCAAGTATTGTGGACTCCATGGCGTCACCATCAAATGGCAATTCTTTGAACCACTCCGGAATACGCATTTCATCTACAGGATATGCTATGCTGGTATAACCCAATGGATTATTTTTCAATTTACATACAATCACTTTGGCCCCATCTGTTATGGGCATACTGTATTTGTCGCCATACATTTCTCTGCACCTGTTCCAGTTCATACTTGCCCTAACGTGTCCTGGCATATTTGCTTTGCCTTTGGCCTCCTCTGCCGCTGTGTACTTGGTCATGTTGTTTGCTCTCTTGGGAGAACCTTTCTCCCAGCCTGGTCTTGCCTTGAACTCTGCTCTAAATTCGCTAATCTTTTCTAGCACTTCTGTTTCGCTTTTGCCTGTCAGCACCATGTATAGTAAGTCACTCAAAAAATCCTGCACAAACACCGGAGTATCAGACCTTTTAAGATCGAGGCCCATTGCTTTGACTTTGCCTTGTTTGCCTTCTGTGTCAACACGTTTTCCTTCTTGATCATAATAAAGCGCCGCATATCTTTTCTTAGTAATAAACAATCCTTTTGATGCAACAAGTTCTCTACCTGCCGCTATCACTTCTCCGCGTGTACCTGGACAATGAAATGCCTTGGTCATAAATGCTTTGAATGATCCATTTACTTCTTCTGCTATTTTGTCATACAATGCGACCACTGAATCTTTAGTCCATGGAATAGTGCCGTTGGATATTTCTTTTTGCAAAGTTTTATATGCTGTAAAGTAAACCGAGTCTGTGTCGCCATACACTACACTCTCACCTGTGTGATCATATTCTCCAGCAACAATTTCATTTACTTTACCTGCCATGTGCTTTGTTATACATCTTCCTGTTAGTGTAACCGATTGACCAATCCTTATGTCAAAGAATCTACAGCCAGGATTCAGAATTGCACCATACAAACTATTCAAATTAATTTTTTTAACAAGTTGTCTCTTGTCCCAATACTCTCGCTCAATTTCATTATCTCCACATTCATGCATTTTACGTTGCATATCTTTTCGTTCTGCATACCATTTCTTTAAAAGTCCCGGTATCACTGCTTCGTATTCGTAAGTGAAGATTGTGCCATTTGCACTTAACATCCATTTGTTGTTGCTTTCAAATACTACTTCGTAAAGTTGTGCGGCACTCATACGCACACTAGTGCCATCTTCCCAGTCGACCACAACTTCTGTGGCCTTATCTTGTTTCATAACTGCTTGATACTCCCAACTACCAAATTGGCTGTCCCATGCCGCCGCAAAAGATTTTCCTGCGTGTTTGGCCCTATTGATTTCCGCTGATGTGATTATGGGTCTTATCTGTCCAACTATTGTTTCAGGTCCCATATTCAACGCACGAATCACAGAAGGGTATAGAGAGTTAATGTCAATCGAACCAATCCAATCTTGTATTCCTTTTTTCGGAGTTGCCACATATGCACCTGCCGCCGGCTGATTTTCTTCGCCGTCCTTTTTGTACTTCCTTCCAGGCACTACCATACCACGCCTGTGTGTTTCGTTTACTATGGCCTGTTCTGTAACCGCAACAGCACCCATTGTTGTTTGTAGTAGTACAGTGTTTTGGTGTGCAATCTCATTGGCAAGTTCTATAAATTTTAGTTTCTTTTCGAGTTTGGCCAAAAGTGCAGTATCTTGCCTGTTGTATTCTATGAACAATCCAAAATCATTTTTATACAAGTTGTCCAAAGAACCTTCATACACAGTTTTCTTTTCTCCTAGTTCATGTTCGCCAATTGCGTCCAATCTGAAACTGTGCCTTTCCTCATATGTGTATTTCCTGTATAGTTCTAGCAAGTCCAAGTGTACACGTCCTACCAAATCAAAACTTAACTGTTCTCTGCCGTATTTCTCAAATACTCTTCTCTTTGGCTTTTCGCCCCAGAAACACAATCTTCTCGTGTCGTCTCCGCTTAAAACTTTTTGTATTCTTCCCACAGTGTAAGGAATATCATATCCCTCACTGTTCCAACCTGACAGTATGTCTGCGTCTTCCACAAGTTCTAGGAAAGCGTCAAGCATGTCTTTCTCTTTCTCAAACAGCATTGTATTTGGAAATCGTTCAGTCAGCACTTTTGCGTCTTGCATACTGATTGTTTTAGGTGGTACAGCAAGTGTGACCAGTTGATCCGTCCAACCCATGTAACAACTTATGGCAGTTATGGGCATGAACGGATCATCTGTTGTGGAATAACCTCGATCTGGATCGAAGTCTACCTCGATATCAAAAAACATCACATTTAGTTTTGGAGTTTCCTTACCGAGATAATTCTCCTCCAAACATCTAAACACAGGATTGATATCGTGTTCATAAAGAGACTTGTTGGACCTAATCCTCTGCTCTTTTATGAATTCTTTCTGTGTGGCGCATGTTACTTTTTGCAAAGTCTCGCCGGTCATTGACCTGTGTTTGCCCCTTGCGTCAGGATAGTAAAATACATATCTTGCGTCATACTCCACAAAGACACGACCCTTCTTTGGATCTCGTTCTACAACATATATCCTGTCTTCGTCTTTTTTATATAATGCGTCTATGTAACTCATCTACCACCAATAACTTGCTACGCCGTAACCGTAAACATTTATGATTGAAAAATAGCCAGTGATCATCATCACGAATGCCGCATTCCTTCTGTACGAAGCATAACATTGTGTTACCGCTCCTACAAAGAACATTGGGTACACAACTGTCATGTCAGGATTTGTGGCCGTGACTGCTAGTGTAAGGCTGGCTCCAACCGTGAATATGAAACTGACAAGTTCAAAGTAAAACGCTGTCTTGTCACTCTCAAAACTACGAAGCCAGAATAATCTGACTTTGTCTAACATTATAGTTTGCCGGCTGTGTTAAGTATGCTTTCCAGCGTGTCCATCTCGTCAGCGATGTTCTGATAATTGCCTCTGTGTGCAACTGATATCGCTTTGTTTATTAGTGCTGGTTTTAATTCTAGTTCTTCTGCTATTGCTTTTACAGTGTCTTTTAATCCTGCTCTAAGATCTTCAACTTCTCCTAGTACTTGTGATCCTTGGGAAATGATCTGGATTAATTTTTGTTTTTCTGCATCATTAAAGTTTCTTACTGCCATTTGTTTCTCCTGTTGTTATCAACAGTATATAACAGATTTCGTTTCAATGCAAATTATTTTTTGGCTTTTTTCTTTTTGGTATTGACGTTGATTGCTTTACCACGCCTGTTTGGATTTGGATCTTTTCTTCTCTTCCTACGTGCCGCACTTGCCCTGCCTTTTTTGCCCAGTGCTCTTGCTTTTGCAAGTGGTAAGCATTTTGGTTTACCTTCACCTTTGCTTTTGCCTCCACAGGCACCTCTAATCTTTCCTTTTGGTCCCATCCTTACCCATTTTTGTTTGAACCATTTTTTAAGATTTTCATTTAGAGATTCGTGTAAAACTATACCTCCACAGTTTACACAAAAGTCAACGTGTTCTCTCTTGACACAGTTAGGCACTCTCTTGCCAAACATGGTCTTCATGCCTTTCTTCACGTATCCTTTCCAGCATCTTGTGCCTTCGTCCACTAGTGCGTTAAGATCGTAATTTGGATTTATTGCACCGTGTTTCATTTTTGCAATCATGTCCATTTGCATGGCAACCATAAAATCGTAATCTGTAACGTCTTTGGTTCTATGTGTGTAAACTTTTACTAGCACCTCATCGAAAAATACTCCAAGGTCTGCATGGTGATCTAACTTCTCTTGTGGCTTGATAGTGTTAATAAGATATTCGATTACCTCAAAGTAATCCTCAAACTTGAATCTTTTCTGCAGACTGTTATCCTTGTATTCCCAGTCAGGCAGGAATTTTTGCCTTAGTCTTTCAATATCCTCTTTTGGAAGATTTACATATTCTCTGTCTGGTGATTCGTTCAGTTCGTTTATCTTCATTTCTTCTTACTCTTGTTGCCCCAATTAGCCGCGCCTTTTTTCCGACACTGAACTAGAGCACCAGAGGCGTAAGCCGAAGGCCAAACTTTGTATCTTGATCTAACTTTGTGATAGCAGGCATCTTTCTTTTCTGCTAGTTTTTCAAACTCTTCTAATGTTACTCCAACAACTTCAAGTACCTTTACCATTTCCTACAACTCCAATATCTTGCTTTTGTTTTTGGTCCTGGGTTTGCACAGTTGTGTCTTGCTCTAAAACTTTTTCTTGCCTTAGGATTTGACTTTCTGATCTTCATTGTCTTCTGTCCGGCTTTTCTTGCTGAACTTCCACCGTGTCCGAAGTTTACTTTTTTCACGTTTCCGGATTTTGGATCTTTAACGTACACTTTGAATTTTTTTACATCACCACGCATTGGTTTATTAAGCGGTACCTTACGTCCTCTGTACTCTGCGTCAAACAATTCCGTCTCGTCTTCTGGGAAACCAAGTTCACCAAACGCTTCGTAGAACGCATCATCGTCCTCGAAAGTCATCTCGTCTTCTTCTGGGAACGGTTCGTATGCTTCGTCAAAGTTTAATTCGTCTTCAACATCTCCCAACGCCGTAAGTGCTCTTGTCTTTGAGTCATCGTCGATGTTTAGTTCTGCTATTCTATCTTTCATAGCGGAGATGTCTAACATTAGTAATTTGTAATCATGATCTTCGATTCCTGATTTTGCTTCATCAGTTGGGACGTTCAACCCATCTATTCTGCTTATTAAAGATTTCATGTCTTCCATAGTGATTGATTCCCCCATCTTCATTTGTGTTGCGTCTTTTGTAAAGTTAATAGTTTTATTTAAGCCTCTACTGCCTGCACTTGCTGGTGACTTTACTTGTTTTCCAGCGTCTACATGCCCTTGATCACGCAGTCTTACTGTGTCATCAACGTATTTGCCGTAGTTGTAAGGTATTTGACTCATTTTACGTATTTATTTCCACAGCACCACTTTGAAACGTTCTTTATCTATGCCAAAAAATTTAGTTTTCCATTCACTCTGTTCAAAAAAGCCTAATGGATACCATTCTTCTTTACGTGCCAACATAGTTTTAGCACGATCATTCCAGTCCTGTTTCAACAGAAATTGCTCCATGGATGCTTTTTTATCGGCAATTTCTTTATAGTCAAAACCGTCATATTCCCAATGCAATAGTTCAAACACATTTCCCTGCTTGTCGCAATAGTCAATACTGAAATCCAACCCCCATTTAGGTTTCATTGCAACCAATTTATATAGATGTGGCTCTGCTTTTGCCCATAATGTAAGTTGTTCTAGAGCATCACCAGAAAAGCCTTTACGTTCAAACATAACAGCATGATTGATATGAGGACCATCTTGTTCATTGATATCAGTGAACCATGTCTGTCTTAAAGTGATGTGTTCTCTGTCACGATGTTTTGTTGTGTATCTGGCATTTGCCACTGCGTATAGTTGCTCCAGTTTAGTTAGATCATAGCCGTTCTGGTCAAACAATTCTACTGCTTCCTTTGGAGGACAAGCGAAAACTGTTTTTATTTTTTCGGTCCAACAAGGTTGCGGATCAAATTGGTTTTTTGTCACGTGCAGTTGCATACACGTAATTATCTATTTTTGTGGATCTAAATCGTTAGTATATTTGTCTTCTGCAGGTAATTCTACTTCTTCACCTTCATCAAACTCTGGGTCAAGCATAGGCACTTCACCGTCATCGTCTTTTTCATCTGATTTGTCTTCTGCTTCTTTGTCATCTTCTTTTTCTTTTGCATGTGGCTCAGATGTGTTTCTGTCTGTTTGTACACCATCGACTACTTTTTCGTCTACTTGCTCTTCTTCTGCAGGTGCTTCGGCCTGTTCGGCGTCTGCAATGATTTCAGTAGTTTCTGGAGTCTTGACAAGAATATTTTTTTGTTCTTCATTGTATACTGCTTCATTGTCTGAGATTGTGTTGTAAAGTTCCACAAGTTGAGAATCTTCTGCGTTCTTGACATACTCTGCGATATCTTTTGTAACAACTTCTCTGAATGATTTTGAATCATATGTTTGCTCTTCTTTTTGTTCTGCTTTTAGTTCTGCTAATTGTGTTTCTAATTCTGCAATTTTATCTAATCTGTTTACTGCTTCTTTTACTTCTCTTTTAATTGAAGTTGCTAAAGATTCATCGGCATCTGCTTCTTTAATTGCTTTAGTAATTACTGATTCCGTTTTTGGCTCTTGCGTGATAGATTCTACAAGTTTTTCTGCCTTTGGTGATACTTTTGTTTGTTCTACGTATTCCTTGATTCCAGCCAACTTGGCAATGTCTGCCAATGAAATGTCTTTATCATCTAACACTTTAGGCTCTTTGTTTGCCGCTTCCATAAGTTCTGAACGCTCTTGTTCAGGAGTCATATTGCTCATTGCGTTTAAACGAGCTACTAGGTCTCTAAAACTTGTGTCTGCTGATTTTTTTGTTGCCATACGAAGTATTTATAAATGTTTTGCGTTTATTTAATTTGTTGTTCTAGTCTTATTGCCAGTTTTGATTCGTATGCAAGTCCTTCCGTTTGGATGAATTTACTATATTTGCTCTGCATACTTTTGACAAAATTTAGATCCTTGCCAGAACTCAACCTGACTTTGACTGCTGAAAGGTCTTTTTCAATCATATTTGCAAGTTCGTCATTGCCTTGATCCTGTGCCAATTCTAATGCTTTCTCCATAGCCGCCACTGCCGGCACACTTCTATCTATGGCATCCTGTATAGACCCTACTCCGGCCAACCCTGCCACAATTACGCCCGCCATTGCTAGGTTTTTTGCCCAGTCCTTTATGCCTTCTTGCATTTGTTCGTCGTCTTTAAGATGTTTGTCTTTGATCTTTCCAATCTCTTGGTGTGAGGCACCTTTGCCCGCCGCACTTTGTATGGCCTTCATTCCAGCCTTGCCGTATTTCTTTACTCCTGCTCTGTACAGTATTCCACTTTCGTTTGCTTCGTCGTCCTTCATGGCATTTTTAGTTGCAGTCGCGTACATCACTGCTTCTGCGTCCTTGCCATATCTCTTCTTGAATCCTGCTTTGTTCTTCTTCATGCCTTTGACGATCTTTTCTCTCTTGTTCATTTCGCCCTTGGTCATGCTTCTACCTGATGTGCTGTGTTGGCCACCGTGTGCTTCGTCTGTGTTTTTTCTATTCTCTTTGGCCATTTTTTTCTCAACTTCGTTAACTCTTTTGGCAAGTATCCTCATCATGCCTGGTTTAGTATCAACATCATCAAGGCTAGTTTCTCTAGCCAATATTTCATCAATATTTTTTTGCACTATGCCTGCGTGTCTTTGTAATACGCTGGAATCAAGTTCTTCTCTGTATGGATTAAGTTTCTGATATTCTTCGTAGTTGTGTACACCCTGTAGATAGTCCGCCGCTTTGTTCAGTTTGCTCTGCACCCAACCCTCAAGATCATCACCCTTGTTGATCATGTCCATTAACTCTATCGCATACTTGGCAGTGTGGTACAATGTGCTTTTGCTCATGTGTCCCTCGCCTGCGTCTTCTGAAACTGATTCGTCTCTATTGTAAAGATAATCATAGGCATCACCTAATTTTTTATCATCCATAAAATCTGAACCCATCGCGTCTGACAGTGCGTCAATCATATTCATAGTAATAGGCAAATGTTCTTTGTTGTGAATTTTATCAAAGAAGTCGTCGTCTGCCTGTTCGGCGTCGTACATACTGTCATATCCATATTTCTTTAATGCGGCTTCTAACTCGTCATCGTCTATTCCATCTGTACCAACACCAGTCTGCAATCGCATCAGCATATAACCTTTCGGTAGGCTATCACCGTTTCCACCGACACGATTTCCATACTTTGCTTGAACCATGTCTAGTGCTTTTTTCTGTTGATCTGTGAGAGAGCCTGCGTCTTCGTCAAACTTGCCGATTTCTTCTTGGTCACTGCCTGTCTGATCTAGGAATTTCAAATCCTTTGCAAAGACATCGTTTTCACCTTGATCCTCACCGTATGAGATTGTGTAGATGTCTCCATCTTCATCTGGTGTGAAGTCTACTATCCTTACGATCCTGCCTGATTTAATTTCTCTTGCGTAGTCACCGATCTGTTCTCTTGATTCCGTCATGCCACCGTCATCGTATAGTCCGGCCTTCTCGCCCTGCATGTAGCCATGCACTTTTTTCACATAGTCACCTGCTAGGTCTATCTTCTTTGCTACCCATGACTCCATCTCCGCCGCATCGTCTATCATGTTGTGTATCTTGATCGCATGTTTACCAATCTTAAGCAATTGGTTCAAGGCCATTGAAGCCTCGTATGTGTCTGGTTTGACTGGTTGGTTATGTAATTCGTTAATCTTCATATTAATTAAATCCAAAGTGTGTGACTTCAGGATACTTCGCTAAAACTTTCCTTGCTATCTCGTTGTGTGCTTTGACCATTTGGTTCATGTAACCTTCTGGCTTGCCACCTGATATCATGTTGCCGTCTCTGGTTGCTGGTTCTTCGGGACTTCTTTTTCCGATGTTCTTTTGTAACCACTGCGTGGTTCTGGCTATGAATTCTTTTGCTGGTACTGGACTCATGTCTTCGAAATCACTATCGTATCCAAGTGCGTCAAGGAACTGTCTCATACTGGCGTTGCTCATGTATGGACTCTCTACTTCCTCGTCATCTTTATATGCGTCTGGGAAAGTCCACAAATTCTGTTGTGTTGGATGTTTGTGGTAAGCAATCATTTCAGCACCTTCTTTGATTGATTCGTCCTTTATCAAATTGTGTTGATGTTTCTGCAGGTCAGCCATGTTATCAAATGTACCTGTTAGTTTACCGTGTCTGTATGAGTAGAATTTGCCGTCCTTGTTCCTTGCGGCAAGTCCGTATTTGTTCATGCCCCTGTCTGAATTGTCTTCTGTTTTAAATTCATGGAATCTCATATCAATATTTATTACGCACAGGCTACGCAACGACAGTGCTTACAAACCTCAATTTCGTACTTGTTTGACCCGTCTATAGGGCTATGTTTTTCAGTTCTTTTACAAACCTTACCACAATGACTGTCGCAACCACAATTTTCACATTTAATGGGGTCAGTGAGTACTAATGGTTCCATTACCTTTTAATCCCCGGCCCACCAAATAAACTTACACCCGGCATTGCGTGGGCACCTTTGGCAGTGCCATTAGGATTTTTAGGTTGCACTATTTTTGGTAATTTTGGTGCTTTTGTTCCTGATCTGCCTGGAGATCCTGTGAATGATTTTTTGAATCTGTCTCTACCTATAGCGATGTGTGGACTTACAACAGTGGCAATGTTACCTGCCGACGTGGCTCCCGCTGTGGCTTGTTCTCGCATGATTACTTCGTTGATTTTCATTATCAATATTTATCAAACCATAATAGTCGGCATAACACAAAAAGTCACTCTCAAAAATGACTCGGGTTTTTTTTGGCGGCGTACTTCTTATATCTCTGTGTGGATCAAGCATCAACACGCCGTATTTTTTTATTAAAGGTATTGTAAATTCTTTTTGCCCACCATACCAATCCTCATACCTTGCAGTTGGCCAACGCACAGGTTCTGTGTCATCACCTTTCCTAGATGCCAGTTCATTGGTAGTATAATACAGATATACGTGATCTGCATAGGGCAGTTTTTTCTTTATCCTTCGTTTTTTTGATATCAACGCTAACCTATTAAGTTTGTCCCGTGTTAATAGTTTTTTTGGTAAAAGACAGAAACATTTAAACTTTATTAAATTAGATTTGGTCATGAAGCCATTTGTGTAATTTGTGTTGCTGTCATTGATCCTGAACGTGAAGTTATCAGCGAGTTGTGATCCTTCTAATTCGTAATAAAGTAATTTTTCCGGACAAACTAAACGTGCGCCGTCCTTGTTAACTAATTCAGATACGTGAGGATGTTTGTTTTCTGTTGTAGGTGGCAGGTCATATTCATACTCGTAATGACATTCTTTAGAATATTTCAAAAATGTTTGATTCATTTCTTGCATAGACCAAAAGTTTTTTCTAACCGAAATACTTTCTTCAAGGTCGATATCATCAATTAACCTATTGTTTGCGAATATTTGTAGGTTTATAGGCTCTTTGTATTTTTTGAATTCTAAAAAAACTAGTAACACATATTGCATGTGTGTAATTATTTTTTCTTTTTTCGCCCCGACTTCATGTTGGCACACCAGTGATACATTTTTGCACGTTCACCTGATGCTTTTTTTGCCTTACTTCTTAATGATGTGACTGATCCCTTGCAACTTGCACCTGCACGTTTCACACGTCCTGGCCTGCTTTTGCCTTTGCGTTTACCGTCCGCAAAGTTTTCCAGGAAATCGGCAAATTCTTCTCGCATTGTTTTTGGCTTGCCTTTGCCTAAATGTAGTTTTTTAATATTCATGTATTCACCACCAACTGGCACGTCTTTCGTTGCATTTTGTTTTGTTACTATACCAACACCTGCGGCTTCTTCTTTAACACAGTTAGGCACCATTTTGTTGCCTTTTTTCTTGTAGCCTTTTTGTTGATATCCATGCCAACAACTGCCCCTTGCTTCATCCAGTTCCGGATGATATTCCCATTTCACATTTTTAGCATCTTTGGAAACTGATTCTCCATCTATTTTAATTTCAATAGGCATTGCCTCGTTGGGATTCTGATACCAATAGTATGTGTCATAACTGCCGTCTTTGTTGCTAGTGACAACTAATCCTCGTGTGTGTTCCTCGTCATCTGCTTGTAATATCATTTTTTTTCCGGTAGGTAGTTTGAGATCAGGACTATGCTCATCTTCATTTGCTTTGTTGTTGCCCTTGTTTTTGAAATCAAATCTATTATTAGGTCCTTTACCCGGTTTGTGTATTAGGCCCATAGGTTTAATTGTTTGTGGCATTATTATAAATTCTTTGATTTTCATTTCTTTTTCTTCCTACCTGCACAATGCGCCTTTTGTGAAAATCCTTTTGGATTATTACAGTTTATAGATTTTTTATATTTTGTACTCCACTTTTTTGCTTCGTTGCTTTGTGTAACTGGTGGTACTTTAGATCTTTGATTGTCCTTGGGGTCAGTTTCTCTTGCACCTCTTTCTTTGGCCGCTTTTGTTAATTTTCCTTTAACCAAATTTCCTGTCTTCGTAAAGTAAGTGCCTGGTGGTGCTTCTTTAGTTTCTTTTTTAACTCTGTATGGATATGCCATCATAGGATAATATCCCATACGCATTTTCTTTTTACCTAATTTTTTGATTACTTTATCAACATCGCCGTGAACATAATCAGTAACGTATTCTGTTATCTCACGTATCTTCATTTCTTTTTATTTTTTTTCCACTAGGTTGATTAGATCTTGTACTGTCTGCACTTTGTCACCATCGTCCTGTGATATTTTTACGCCTGTGGCTTTCTCTACCTGTATCACCAGTTCTACTGTGTCAAATGAATCTGCATCTAAATCGTTTACTAAATGTGCTTCTGGAGTGACCTTGCTCTCCGCAACGTCTAGGTGTTCTGCTATAATTTTAATTACTTCTTTCATTTCTTTTTATTTTTGGCTTTGGTTTTCTTCTTCATGGAGTTGATAAACTTCCTGTAGATGGCCGCTGGCCCTGATTTGCCTGCCGCTCTTGCTCTCTGCTCCATGGCAACTGCCGCTTGTATTTTGTGTGCGTGTGATCTACCCGATTTCCTAATCTTTGCAACACTTGACCTTGCCGCCGCTTCATCCTTGAATCCTAATCCATGGATAGTGCCTTTTGGATCTTCATCCGTGTATAGGTCACTGTGTTTTTTAGACTTTGCTTTTTGTCCCTTTTTACGTGGTATCCTCTTGCCTTCGGTAAGATCTTCATTTATATCAACAGAACCGTGCCTACCGTCTTTTGCCGGATTGCCTTCTTTCAAAACCCTTGCCCATGCAGTCATGTTAATTGCACAGTTTTTGACTTGATCAACAGTGTCTTGGTCATCTAGTATTTCATCTAGGCCTTGTGCCTTAGATTCTACATTTGCCTGTGGCACTATTGTGAATCCAAAGTTAGATGCGAAACTGTAAAGGTTGCCATGTATTTTTTGGAATCCATCTCCACCACCCGATATCAATGAACCAAACACTTTATTGTAAAAAGGTTGATGCTTGTTTTCTTTTGACCAGTTGTATATGGGATCCATTCTTTCCATAATTGCTTGAATGTGTGAACTCTGTCCACTCCACCATATAGGTGTTGCAAAAACAACGCCGTCTGCCTTAAACATTTTCATTAATTCTGGTTTCAACTCATCATTAATATCAACAGTACCTCTTTCGTAATTCAATTCTCTCATCGTGATTACTTCGCAGTCTTGCCCTAATTTTTCAAATGCAAGTTTCAACATACTTACAACTTTGCTAGTGTTTGATTCTGCGTCAGGCTTCAGTGTTCCGTTAAAAATTAAAAATTTCATTTTGTATCTCTCAATGTAATTACACCACAAGCCAATCTGTCACCAGCGTTACCTGTCTTTAAACTTTCTTCATCGCCGCCTAACCCTAGGTCATCTTTTTCAGCATGGACTACTATACCTCTTCCAACTACTGATCTATCGCCTATTAAGTCAACCCTGTTTGCTCTTATTGAAAAATTAGCAACGCCTGATTCTGTTGCTATAATATTTCCAAGATCACCAACATGTCCTTCGTCTCTGTCTCCGTGATTAACATTATCAGGATTATAGTGGCCACCCATTGATTTACAGCCATCACTCATGTCTCCAAATTCGTGTATGTGGAAACCATGTTCACCCGGTGTTAGTCCGGTAATTGTGCCTTTGATTAGTGTTGGAGTGCCTGGGGCCTGCATCAGCAAAATACTACCTTTTACCTCGTCGGAGTGTTGTAGATCGCACTGGGCAATCACAGTGGACAATCCTTCTGTGATTCCTTTTACCTTGCTACAAGAACATTCTTTTGCTTTGGTTCTAGGACAATGTGTTTCTGTAAATTCTAAGGCTCGCATATTGCGAGTATTTATTTGTTTTTTGGCATTGGCTTTTCGCCAGTGAGTTTAGGTCTTGCAAACCACAATTTAAACCACTCTTGGGTGCCTGGTTTGATGTTGTGCTTTCTTTGATAACGTGCTTTTTCTGTGCCTGTGTACGACAGATTTTCTCCCATCGAATCTTCAGATTGCTCGGCCACACCTGCTAATTTCTTCAACTCTTCTATGTCCATTTATATAGTCCAGTCTTTCAACTGTTGCTTGGTAGGTTTGTGTGCTTTTACTTTTTCAACCTTGCCGCCTTTGGCCAAGAATGCTTTCATCTTATCATCGAGTTCTCGCTGTTTTTCTTGTGGAGTTTTTTCAATTTCTCCTGCCGCGTATGGTCTATTGATCCCGCTGAACTTTGGCATATCCTTCTAATCCTTTCTTCACTGTGTCTAGTGAATCTCTGTTTGCTTGATATAGTATTCCGTACCCACCAGCCGCCTGCCATTTTTCTATATTAATAGGCCTGTCGTCAATGAGTATATTTGGAGTACCGGTTCCCTTATCGACCGCATAACTTTCTTTACGGCCAGTTACAACCACCTCATCTGGTTGTTCAATATTATTGCTAATCCACACCTTTTTATACTTGGCACTGTTTGCATGATCTCCTCTTAAAGGTGAAGTGTTTATTGAAAACTTACCACCTGTAAATTTTTTAACCATATCTATAAGTGCATCTGCTGTTGAAAATTTAGGCAATACTGCAAAGAAGTCTGTGCCTGTAATACGATCTATAACTTGTTTTTTCAAATCTTTCGTTTTGTCATTTGTCAATTCCTTCCAATGGTCAACACCATAAAGGAATTCAACACCGCCGAAGAAGTCTGCTAGGACTCCGTCCATGTCTAGATATACAGTTGGCTTTGCGTCTTCCATGTTTTCATTATACAACTTTTTGTTGTTCTCGTCAATCTGTTTACCAAGCCTGTCTTGTATTATATCATATAACTTTTTGCCAGTATTTCCGCCCATTATTATTTTGGAAAATTCATGTTCTTGTCCTTTGTTAGCAAGTTCCCTGGCTTTTGATGCCGAGGCACCTGATGCGCCTTCTTGATCAGGATCTCTTTCTCCTGCACTTACAACATCAATGTAATCAAACTTATAAAGGTCATTTCCTTGCTTGTCTGGTTTACCGTTGTATTGATTTAACAATTTTTGAAATTCTGCAACTCTATCTGATCCTGCAACCATCACGAGCCTTGTCCTTCCTTCTGCTTGGATTTTTTGAAGTGCTTGGATTATTGTTTTTACAGCCGGATCACCTATCGCTAATTTTGGATAGAACATTTTCAAGTAATCTGTTTTTTCTCTGTGAGTAAGTGGGTCTGTTTTGTTGTTTTGTTTGTGTGAAAGGAAAAGAAATGCTTTGCCGTTGACTTGCTGTGCCATCGACTCGAGTTTGTCTAATAATTTTTGGTGTCCTATTGTGGGTGGATTGAATCGGCCAAAGGCAAATACTGCTGTTGAACGATCGTCCTCCCTAAGAAACAGTTCCCTGAGGTGCATCGTATTCGCCTTGTTTAATATTCTCTATTTCTCTATCAGATATTATTCTTGCAACTTGTTGTCTAGTCTCTTTTGGAAACATTGTCGAAACATCGTCTTGTGTCGATCCGTACTCTTTGACATACTCTTTTGCCGCATCATCAACTAGATACATCCAAAGTTTTTGTGCTTTTTCATGATCGTAGATATTTTTTTTAACTTTTCTTTTGATATTTGATATGATGGGCATAAAACGCCTACGGTATAGATCCTCATTGTTCATAATGAACGAATCTAGTTCGTTGACTGCGTCGCTGTCTATGTTCTCTTTTATAAATTGTGATGCTCTCATATAAGCATATTTATTAGTATAGGTTCTCTAAAAGCCAAGCGTAAAATGGTGACTCAAAACTTAGGTTCCATGTACCATTGAAACCCATTTGTGTGACATTTTTGAATGAATCCTGTAAGTCTCTTCCGCTTTCTCGTTGTTGCGAGGCCCATGGCTCTGGATATTCTGGCGTATATACTCCTTCGTATACTATACCTCCTAGGTCTATTTCATCTATCTCTAGGTATTTGATATGCAACAGTTGGTCTTTAAGGATGTCACCTTTTTCGTTTATTATCGTTTGTTTATTTGTTTTACCTGACCGTTTGATTATCAGATCGTATTTCTGTCCTTCGGTACATTCATGTTCAAATTCTATCACTTCTGGAGCAGACTCTGTGCCTGTCACATCCTTATCAAAATACTTCGTGTCGTTGATTAGGATTTGTGCATGTGGGGGTGTGTCCCACATTGTTGCATATAATTCTAGTTTAAATTTTAATTTTTCGGTAGCCATTCAAATTGTAATCCTGCTGTGATTCCTGTGTACTCACTATTTAAGTCCTCACGAAACAGTTCTAACACTATTTCGGTTCCTGGCAATATAACCTTAAGATACTTGTCTGTTTTGGTCAAAACCTCAACTGGTTTGATTTTGCCATTGTTTGTGCATGTGATTTCTATTGTTTCCATTTGTACATCCTTTCAAATTTTTCTGTTATCTCTATCCTACGTCCGCCCTGTGCCTCAAACTCACTTATGAATCGGTCTATCAAATTAGCCGCAAGTCTTCTGTACTCGGGTAGAATACTTTTTTGTATTTCTAATATATGATGTTGCGGTTCGTTATGAATCATAGTTCCAACTGGCACCTTGTCAATCCAGGTACCTGCTAAACACATGTCGTTTTGAATTTTATGTAATTCTTTCGTGGGATTAAATGTAGGCATGATCTTACGTGACTCATCCACAAGTATGCACATAAGTGTTCCAAAATAGTCTTCTTTGTAGATATCTTTCTGCATTATTCTTTTACAGGAACAAACATGTCTTTTTCAAGATCATATACCAGTCCGTGTTTCTCCGCATTGTCTATTGTGCCGTTTTGTGCGGCATATAATTTTTTCATATCTTTATGTGTGCCATCCTCATTAAAGCATTTAGGATTTTTGAGCCAACCTAATTTTTTGTCTAATTGTTTAAATCCTGTGTTTGGAATACCACAAGATAGACTTAATTTTTTTATATAGTTTATGCCAACATTGACTCCATCCTTACCTTGTTTTCCAGATACGTCTTGTCTGTATTCTGCGGTAAAATTGAAAGTTGAATCCAAATCATGTGTTGGAGTTTTAGCATAAAAGAAACCGATGTTTTTCTCTTTAGTGCTTTGGGTCAGATCACTCTGGATACTTGTATGATTGATTGTTCCGTCTAAATTAACACTCTCGGCTACTTCCAAGTCCATCGAACCCGATGTTATGTGACTTGGAAGTGAGAACGACCAGCCGAAAGTTGTGTGCGTATCTTTGTGTATTTCATACGCCAACCTGTAAGATTCTGTTTCAATATCTGAGAAATTTGTGATTATGCTACCGTCTATTGTGTTGATATCTGTATGTCCCCTAGTGTAATTGAAACTCAAAACATTATTGCCTAACAAATATTCGACACCTATGTTTCCAAAATTTGTATTGTTGTTATCTCCCACTGCCAGTATTCCATCAGAAGAATTACCTAACCATGTATCCTGTTCACTCATCTGTCCTATGCTAGTCTTCAATTTTAAATTATTATTCAACATAAAGTTTTTTCCAACATTTATGGAATAATCTCCGCCGCCATTATCACCAGTGTAAAAGCCGAAGTTGTAATTGTTTAATAGGTTGTACTGTCCTCCTTGTGTAAAAGAACCAAAACTTTGATTCACCGGAAGATACGTGTTGTTGTTTGCTATCAGCATGTCTACATCTGAATATTTTCTGTTGTCTTTTACTGTATATCCATTACCTAGATTCATGTAGTAATCTCTGTCATAGTCGTCGATGACCATAATTTTAATATTTGATAAACTTGAGAAAGCACTACTACTTCCTGTTGCAAAATATGTATTGTTTAAAGATGTCACAGTGCCGTCCACTCTGCCTGTAGTTGGAACACCAACTGCACCTTGCGGTTTAGTTGCTTCATCAAGATCCAACATACCTTGTCCGTGTATGTCCACATCATATCCATTTATGTTTGTGTCTGCCGTATTCAATACAAGTTTCACAAGGTTCTCACCTTTCATGTGAGGCCACATTTCATGCAGTATACCAATAGCACCTGTCACTTGTGGTGCCGCCATACTTGACCCACCCATCTCAGAATACCCGTCACCGCTCACACTTGAATACACGTTGTTACCTGGTGCCAGTATATAAAAATCTTTCACTTGATATTTGTCATTACATTTGTTATCAATAATGTTTAGACACACGTGCCCTGACTTACTACCAACTACCTGTCCGTCCTCTTTTGTGCCTCCCCAATTTCCAACTATTAACATTTTTCCGCCTAACACAAGGTTACCATCTGCGTCGACTTCTGTTGCCCAAATACCCGGATCAAGGGCAAAATCAGTGTTCCATACACCATCAACGTACATTCCATTACCTGCGGAGTTCACAAGTATTATGTCGTTGTCTGTGCCTATCTTCCAATACTTTGCACTATCTTTGTTTGCAGTAATGACCGAAGAACTGTATGTGCCGTCATCTAACTTTGTAATTGTACCGTAGTGATTGAATTGTATGTTTTTGTTAAAACTCATATTCACTGCAACGATGTTAATGCCTTCGCCGCCATCAACTTTTGTTGCCTTGAGTTTAGCAATATCGTGTAAGGCATTCTGTGCCTGTCCCATGTTGGCACTTGCATTACCATAATAGTCAACATTGGCACCTACAAGGTCTGCGTCAAAGGCCACTCCGTGGAATTGTGTGCCATCTCTTTTACCTGCAACTATACCAGCCACGTGTGTCCCGTGGGATTGATATTGTCCTTTGTTTTCAACAATGGTGTCATTTAAGACATAGTCTTTGTACCATTTGTATTTGCCATCAAGTGCTTCATGATCTGTCTGTTGATAGGTATCTATTATTCCTAGCACCGCACCTTTACCTGTCCAACCCCTGGCATAGGCCTTGTCAGCATTTATAATTGTTTTACTTGTATCCTTGTTAAATTCATCTGTTTTCCAAACATCCTTTTGTTTTTCTACAACCTTTTCTTCTTCTTTCTTTTCTTCCTTGGCTTCTTCTTGTTTCTCGACTTTCTTTTCCTCTTTCACTTCCTCTTTTTTAGTTTCTTCTTTTTCAGTTTCTTCTTTTTTCGTTTCTTTCTTTACAACTTTGCTTTGTTTCTCTGCATTAATTTTTGTTTTTTTATCGACAACATATGTTTCAACAGTGCTTTCTTTTTCTTGCTTTATTATTTCTTCTGCTTTTTTATCACTGGCAACTTTGTTGTATTCTGTAAGAGATAATTTCTGTCCTTGTGATACTTTTTGTATCACTGGTTTAACGTGGTTCTTCAAATATAAAACTGCCGCATGGGCGTTTTTGTAATCGTCACTGTTGTATATCTGTAATTTGGTATCATCATCTTGTGATTCTATTAGATCTATTGTTTGTGTCCATAAAGTTTCTGCTTGGTCCAACATGGTCAATAAGTTGCCTGCCTTCGTAATATCCTTTTGCGTCGGCCCAGTGATGATTGCTGATAGTCCTGCCAAATTGCCACTCGATATAGTGCTATTGAATCCACTCAACAACGATGAGTATGAACTTATAATAGATTCACTTCCAGTGAGACTTGATAAATCGTCCTGAACAAAATTAGATACGGCAGTGACCGCACCTCCTCCACCCCCGCCACAGGCAGTTAAGGCAGTGAAAGAACTGGCCAATATTATATTTTTAAATTTTGACCTCACATAATACTCCCCATTAAAAAGGCACCTAATAAAAAGAATAATAGATATCTTGAGTATGTTGTAGATTTCTTAAGAACCTTGTATCCGTTCTCTCGAAGGCAAATAACATGGGCGTCAATCGACTCCGCTGTTATATTCACATCAACAGTGTTGATCTGTTCTAGGTCATTGTCGTTCATGTGTATAGTTTAACACAGAACTGGTAATAGTCAACCTAGCAAAAAGCCAGTGTTTATGCGACTTTTTAGTTGTTTAATTGAATACTTGTGATAGATCCTGCGGTAATTCCTGTGGCTTTTGCCCTTACCCATACAAAATTGCCTGTGAAATTGGCACTTGATATTGTTGTGCTTTGATCTGTTGTGAATGTTGTGCCCGAGATATCAAAAAAATCGTCCTCGGTCGGCGTTGTTGCCAAAGAACCCTGCATTTTAATTGAACCTGTAAGTGTTGTGTCCACCTTATAGGCAACAGTGTGTACTCCATCTGGTTGTGAAAAGTATCCGTCGCCTTTTTGTTTATCACTAACAAAACCAACATGATCTATGGTAGTATCGGTAGAACCGTCACGTGTTTCTGCTGTGACAAGTTCTTCGACCACAATGCTCAAACCATCAGTTGCAACACTCTTCACTGTGAATGTTTTGTTGTTATTTGTTGTGCCTGATACAGTGATCAAGTCAAATTGTGCTAGATTGCTCAGGCTAGTGTCTACTGTACTGATCTTGTATTCACTACCTGTGACTGTAAATGTTGCACCTCCTTCAACCGTGATATCGGCTTTGTGCGTTTTTTGACTTATTAGTGTTGTGCTTGTCTGTGCCATCGTTGTTATTTATTCGGCCTTACGTCTCTTGAATCTTGCAGTTTTTGGACCCAGTCCGTACACAGCGGCAAGTTCATTAGGCTCTTGTCCGTCCACTGTCAGTATGTTTATATACTTTATCTTGTAGGCCTTTCCGTCTGCTGATCCTAGTTCCTCACAAATGCAGTCGTCTTCTCTTACTTGTTTTACTCGGAGATGTGCTTTTTTGATCACTGCATCACCCATCCAGTTGCCTTTTATCATGCTTTCAACAATACTTTGATCATTGAAAATATTTTTATCTCGTAGTTTTTTTATTGCTTCCATTTTTTCACCTTTCTAAATTTAATAATTTTGTCTATTGCCTGCTGGGCCATCATGTAAATTGGTGTAATGTAACTTTCTTTGGTGACATAGAAATATCCACCAAAGCAATACTGGCACTTGTCCTCAAGGTAATCCATTAATGCATAACCTGGAACATAGCAATTATCAACATTCCGTTCTATAAAATCACGTAAATTTTCTCTCTGCAAGTTTGTTATAATTCTGTGTGCGTCTTTTTTGATATGAACTTGATATTGGTACTTTCCATGTGGCAATCTATGACAGCCGACAACATTCTCTTTTAATTCACCATGCCTAGGATCCACTGTTTCCATGTGTACAAAGTTATCAATAAATTTAGATTTTACTTCTTCTGCCAACTCTTGGTTTGAATAGAATATACTCTTCTTCTCTTGAATCCTAAACTTCATTTTATTTCTATTGTTGATAATGAAATCTGCAAGTAACCAAAGTTTTTCCATCCTGTCATTGTTGTCCTTGATATTTTGTAATCTTTCATCTGTCGTAGGCCATAGCATAGCAGTTTCAGGCATATTGAAAACTGTTTTGAAACGGTACTTGCCGTAATATAATTTATTATGATGTTTTCTCATCGGCAGGGTTTAATACTGAAATTGCTTTTCTTTCCTTTTTGGCTTTGAAATTCACTGTTAGTTTTGGCACAACATCGTCTGATAGTCCTACCTCTACCATTCCGCCCTCTGTTAATTCGCCAAACAACATCATTTTCGACAAAGGTTTCTTTATTTCTTCATCAATAACACGTTGCAACGGTCTTGCACCTAGTTTTGCATCAAAGCCTTTGGACATTAAAAAGTCTATTGCGTGTTCCGTTGCATTAACTTCAACGTCTTTCTCTATCGTCATTGTGTTTAATTCAAGCAAGAATTTTTTCACAATTGATTTCATAGTATCTTTTCCAAGTTTATCAAATTTAATTACTGCATCTAGCCTGTTCCTAAACTCTGGTGGGAAGAACTTCTTCATTGCCTTATCGTCCTCACCTGATCTTTCGCTCGGTCCGAATCCTATGTTATTCCTTTCATTGGCTTCGGCACCTAGATTTGATGTCATTATAAGCGTGATGTTCCTGCAGTCGGCCTTCTTACCATTACTGCCTGTGACTGTACCATAATCCATAACTTGTAGTAGCATATTTGATACATCTCTATGTGCTTTTTCAATTTCATCAAACAAAACAACTGCGTGAGGATTTTTTTCTACTTCATTTATAAACATTCCGCCACCCATTTGAGAATCTTCAAATCCCACATATCCAGGAGGAGACCCAATTAATTTTGCAATACTATGTTTTTCTTGATATTCTGACATATCAAATCTAATTAATTCAACACCTAATGTCTTGGCCAATTGTCTTGCTGTTTCAGTTTTACCACATCCTGTTGGACCTAGGAACAAAAATGAGCCTACTGGTTTAGTCAGACTCTTAAGTCCTGCCCTTGCAACAAGTATTTTGTCTGTAATTGTGCTTATTGCTTTATCCTGACCAAACACTTGCAACTTCATCTTTTCATCTAAAGTTTTTAAATTGGTTGCTTGTTTTTGTGATAGTTGTTCTATACTGATGCCTGTCATTACACTTATCTCGTGTATTATCTCGTCATGATCAATCTTGCCGTCCTTGACTCCTTTTAGCCTTAGTCTAGCACAGGCAACATCCATAACGTCTATGGCTTTATCAGGTAATTTTTTATCAGCGATATATTTGCTAGAGTAATCAACTGCGTCTTCACAGGCTTCATCTGTAATTGTGCAATCATGAAACTTTTCATAGTAGTGCTTCACTCCTTTAAGAATTTTGACAGCAGTTTCTTTTGTTGGTTCTCCAACTTGTAATCTTTGAAATCTCCTCATCAATGCTCTGTCTTTTTCAAAATACTTTCTGTACTCTTCCCAAGTGGTACTGGCCACAACTTTTATAGTGCCTTTTAGTAAAGCAGGTTTAATCATATTTGCCATGTCCATACTCTGACCCTGTCCAGTAGCACCAGCACCCACCATCATGTGTGCTTCGTCTATGAATAGAATACTTTTGCCTTTTTGATCTAATGCATTAACAATAAGTTTTAATCTCTCCTCAAAGTCCCCTCTGAACTTACTACCTGCTATAAGACTGTTGACATCTAAACTCCAGACAATGTGATCTTTCAAATATTCTGGCACATCTCCTTTGTTTTTTGCTATTCTTCTTGCAAGTCCTTCCACCACTGCCGTTTTACCTACGCCAGGATCGCCGACTATTAATACATTATTCTTGTTTCTTCTTGCAAGTATTTGTTTTAAGTTTTCTGTTTCTTCTTCTCTACCTATAACAGGATCAATTTTTTTATCAAAATATTTTTGATTTAAATTTTCACAGTAATTTTTTAATATCCTGTCCGCTTGGTTCGGCCTTAATTTTTGTTCTACTCCCGGCTGTGGCCCTCCCATTTGCGCCATGCCCTCGTCCAATATAGTTTCTGTTGACACAAGATCCATAAGATCCTGTTTGCTTACCTGATGTTTCTTAAGGAAGAATGCCGCATAACTTTTCTTTTCCGAGAATATAGATATCAATATATCAATGCTATTGACGTCTTGTCTGCCTTGAAACAGTGCCTGCGTAAACGCCCTGTTCATTAATCTTTCTAACGAAGCCGTTTTCCGTGGCGTCATTGGCTCTGCACCCTTTGTCACTATGTCGTTGCATTTAGTATCAAGGTAATCTTCGACATCTTTTATTAGTCCGCCTACATTAACTTTGAAATCGTGAAGAACAGTTCCTATGTCCTTGTCCTTTATCAGTGCTAAAAGTACATGCTCTATGGTCACATACTCGTGCTTTCTCTTTTCTGCTTCTTTAACTGCGTTCTCGAATATGTTCTCTAGTCCTTCGTTTGCTTCTAACATTCTTTATCCTTTGTTTGCCATGTCCCATCGTAGTTTAGAGACTCTTTTATTAAACGTAATACCGTCAAGGTGATCGCATTCATGCTGGAAGCACTTGGATTCCATTCCGTCGAGTGTTGCGTTTTTTGTTTGTCCTTGTGTTGTTTCATATTGCACTTCTACTGTCTTTGGCCTTTCTACTTTTAGCCATATATTTTTAAAACTTAAACATCCTTCTACGTCAATAACTTTCTCTTCACTAAAATTTATAACCTTTGGATTCCAAATTATAGCATGTTTTTTGAATGTGTCAAATGAGTCATGTCCGATAGCAAAGAATCTTTTGGTAATGCCTACTTGATTTGCCGCAAGTCCCATACCACTTTCATCTAGCATCAGTTTGATATAGTCTCTTTCAAATTTTTCAATATCATCGTATCCATCTATGCTGTCATTCTTTTTCCATTCGGTGCTTTTCTGTAGCAGTGTCTCATGTGGGTATTGAAATACTTGTATCATAGGTCCTTTATCTTTTTTAAATCCTGTGCAGATAATTGCGGTATCAATATGTGTACTTTGACATATAGGTTTCCACGAATATTTAATGTTTTATGCACAGGCATTCCTTGTGATTTTACTTGCAACAGAGTGCCAGGTTGTGTTCCGGATGGGACCTTTACCTTAATCACTTTGTCATCTAGTGTTTTAAGTTCTACTTCTGTTCCACGTACCGCTTGGAAACAGTCGATTGTTTTGTCTGTATAAAGATCATTACCTTTACGTGTGTAACCATCGCAGTCGAGAACACTCATTTGCACCAGAAGATCTCCACGTGGCATGTTCCTTATTGAGTCGTCTCCCATTCCAGAAAACTTGAAAGTTATGCCGTGTTGCACCCCTGCTGGTATTTTGACTGTTGCGAATTCCTCTCGACCGGACGGCAATTTGTAATTAATTGTTTTCTCATGGTTCATCATTGCTTCTTTTAAACTTACTGCCATTCGAACTTGAACGTTTCTATTTCCCTTTCTGCTCTGCCTAAATGATCTAGGCTGTCCTCCCGAAGAAAAATTAAATTGTACCCCGTCACCTACATTGCCAAAACCAGAAAAAAAATCGCCGAATATATCTTCGTTGAAGAAAGGATGTTCGCCACCACCCTGTCTAGGCCCACCAAACTTTCGCATGGTGTCATAATCATGTCTCTTCTGTGAACTTTTAAGTGTATTGTGAGCCTCATTTATTTCTTTGAATTTAGACTCATCTCCTCCTCTGTCAGGATGATGTTTCTTTGCTAGGTCCTTGAATGCTTTAGTGATTTCGGCACTTGTGGACTTTTCGTTCACACCTAGAATGTCATAATAATTCTTCATTACTATATTGTATAACAGATTGTGTATCTGTCAATGCGTGGTAATTATTTTTTGATTTCGGTCTTCTTGCCGTTGACGTAAAGTCCAAACCAGGCCGCACCTGCACCAACAACAACAGATACAAAACCTGCCTGTGCATTGTTCGGAGCATCAAGAGCCATGAACCACTGCATTGTGTTGTAGAAAACTAATCCATACAATGCCATCATTATTCTCGGCACTGTTCTCCAATTGGATAGGAACTGTGGTAATTCATCTCTTAAGAAAACCCAAACGATCTTAATTAATGCCCAACCGTCTTTGGCACCTTTTTTGACCATGCTGTCTTTTTTAACAATAAGTTTATCTTCTTTTAATTCAGCCATTATTTTACACCTTCAATTTTTGCGTTTCTTTTTCTGTGTCCGTTCCAAGCAACAAAGCCACCTGCTCTTAATGACCAGTATGCAAGATAGTTCATTGCATAGAAACCATTTACTTCAATACATATATCTCTAAAGATTTCATCTGCTCTTTTTTGATCTACTATTAAAAGTGCTCCTTTGCCAGTTCTTTGTAAACAAGCATATTTGTAAGCATAGTCGTGTACTAAACCACCCATCAATAATACACCTACTGGTGAGAAGAAAGTTCTTAAAAATTTTGGTATACTTGCGCCATCAAATACAAAACCTGCTGGTATGATATATTCATTGCCATCTATTCTGTACTTCCAATCTTTTGTTATTTCCCAATTTCTTGTTGAAAGTAACCACATCACTATACCTTTCCAGAAACCTTTGCCTTTTGTTTTAATTGGTACAGGTTTAAGTTCTGGCATTTCGTCAGCGTGAAAAGTTAAATTGCTTTTTTTCTTTTTATCTAACAAATTTATAAGTGCCGCAATTATTACAACAGCGATTAATATCGTCCATTGCCAAAATTTCATTGCAAGTGTTAAAATTAGTTCCATGTTTATACCCCTATTTATTATTTCAATATTATTGCTTTAATCGATTTCTCGCCCATGTAAATCTCAGTTTCTGCTTGACCTTTCCAACACTGATATTTTACACTTTCGCTGTACTGTCTTTCTGCTTGTCTTTTGCCACGTAGGCACTTTGCCATGTTGTCTTGTATTCGGTGTTCTTTTATCTCACCATTAACAAACATTAACAAGGCTACAACTGATTCTATCATTAGTGCGTTCCATTCCCGTTCTTGTAAACAATTTCTCTGTCAGCATCTTTCAACTTTTCTATGTTTCTTTGTGCCTTTTCCATTTGCTCTTTAAGGAACTCGATGTTCACTTTATTGTTTGCCATGTCGTCTAAATGCTTTTGCATCCTGTCTACTGTTTTATAAAGATCCTCGATCAACATGAATTGTTCAATGTCCTGCGAACTTTGACCTAACTCACCTCTTGGATATTTGATTCTGAATTCAGTGTTCTGTTTGACTTCGTTGTGTAGTCTTTCATCCTCAGCACTCATGTCTTTCTCAATCAACACTGTATTTGTTTCTAACTTGTTGAGTCTTTCTATTACTCCAAAGTATGCCCAAACTCCAACGGCAACTGCGGCCACGATGGACAACAGATTCCGCATCGGCATTGAAATTGATGTGCTATCACTGATCTTCATAATAGTAGTATTTATTGAGTATTACCAGAATCTTCGTAGTACTTTTTGTATTCCTCAAGCAGGTTATTGGTTTCCTGCAGTTTCTGTCTGATCTGTGCGAAGTTTCTAGCAAGTACCTGGAAGTCCTTGTCTGTGATTCCGAACAGCACGGGGTCTATGCCTGCGTCCTCTAGTTTCTTGAATACTTCTTCTGCGTTTTCACTAGTGATAATGTGCCAGTAAATCTCTTCCATCTGCAACGGAGTTGGCATCTCGTAGTTCAATTTCTCCCTTGGCTTCTCAACAGAGAATATCTTGATCTTCTTTTCACCACCTATACTACATCCTGATAGTAACATACAAATCATCAGTGGTACTGCCACTATCCATGCTAGTCTATAAGTTTTATCTTTATTGGAATGGTACATAATTTGGATTTGCTAGTGCCGGGCACTCTGGGTTAATTTCTGATTTCAAAGTTGCTTTTAATTCTTCTTCCGTGTGTTCGGCACCTGATGCCAACTCTATACATCTAGCCGCATTTTTACCGCCACCGTTAACAATACGTTCAATTGATTCGGTTCTTTCGATTGCCAGTTTACCAATGTCTCTGTTTTTCTTTGTGAATCTTTTGTCTAGGTCTCGTAAATCTTTCTTAAATGTGTTGATCAATACATTAAGTTTTTTATTACTTTCCATTATTGCTGTGAAGTCTTTTTTCTGTTGCTCTAACACTTTGTTCTGTTCTGCAACCGCTGTTTCAAGTTTGAGTTGATTTGCTTTCAAAATCGCATTGTCTGATCTCAATTTCATCACATACATACCCGCACCGGCTATACCTGTGATAAGGATCACTGCAAAAATCATTTTAATGCTTGAAAACATAATGTACGTATTTATTGGATAAGACCAGGCTTGTAAACAGTCTTGCCATTCTCCTTCATTGCAGTCAATATGCTTTTGCGATTACCTTCTGCTTTGTATGAAACGTGTACCCAACCGGAGTCAGGTATGCCTGGCGTATAAAATTCTAATATCAATTGATCGAAGTCACAGTTTTCTGATATCCATTTTGCAACATCGTAATTGCCTGTGCCTGGACATTCGATATCTACTGCTTCACCTTTGCAGTGTTGTGATTTGCTTGAGCCACCCACTGCTTCATTTAGTGCTGGTCCTCTGTATCCTGAATTAATTACAGTGACGCCAAAGTTGTCTCTAACTTTTTGGACAACGTTCTCAAACAATGCTTTTGCATTTTCTAAATGTTCGTCGCCGGGAGTGTTATCTAAGCCTTTCCTAGTGGCAGTCTGACTTTTAGTAAATTCTGCTAATGTGAAGTTTGCACTTAATCTCATGCAACTATTTATCAATATGTGCGTATATTATTTTACCAGCCTGATTTGCTTAATAATGCAGATTCTCCGCCTTTGCTGAAAATGAATCTGTCTTCTGTAGTTTTTGTTATTTGATAAGGCCCAAAATATTTTGTCATCCACATGCACTCGCTCATCGCTTCTGCGTCCAACCTAAATGCTTTAATTTCGTTCATGATGTTTTTAGTTGTGCCAAACGAATGCAATTCGAATTTGAGTGTGTCTGCGTTGTGTTTTTTCACAGTCATGACATTTTCATTAAGTTTGAATTCCATCATGTTAAATTTGTCAAAAAAACCTTTTACCTCGCCTAATTTTAATTCTTCTACTTTTTGTGTGTATGCTTCTGGTGTCTTAGGCAGTACGTCAGCAAGATTTTTCATAGAAGCCTCCATTGGAACTGTGCCCTTGTGATATGTAAATTCAAATGTTTCAATGTTGGTTAGTTTTGCAAGGTCTTGTAAAAATTTCATAATGTGTTGATCAACTTGTTCTACTCTTGCAAGTTCGATGAATACCCTATGTTTGCCATCTTCCATTGTTCCAGGAGTTGCATCAGCATCTAGCACTTCTTTGTATCCGGTTTCTGCAAATCGCTCTAAATCTTTAGCCGCCGCTTGACTATCTGCTGTGAACGCCAACACCAAGATGTTCTTGTCATCTCCCATCTTGGACTTATATTGATCTACGGAAAATCTTTTGCCGACTATTCCTTCGAGATCTCCGGCTTTCAATCCTTCATTAACTAATATCATTTAAACTATTTAGATCTCCAGGTGCCTCGTCTGTTTCGTCCTGGCTGTCGATCTCATCCTTACCGTGTTTGAAATTTCCAATTAATTCTTTTGGCATTTTAATTTCTACTATCCAAATATCATGTGCATCTATTTTGCCTTTAGTCGTTCCTGGTCTGTAATCTTCTGGTCCTTTGATTTTTCTCGGTTTTAACAATTCATCTTTTTTATATGACACTTTACATCCTCTGTCAAGCAATCTCTTACCTCCACTAGGATCCGGCATCTTGTCTATCGGCCACATAAAAGAGCAAGTTACAAAATGTCTTGAATCTATAGGGCCAGACAGTAACTCACCGTCTTGCCAGTTTTCAAATACGTACACATCCAACTCATCTATCACACGTTCAAAGTCCTTTAGTATGCCTAAAGTTGGACCAACCGCGTATAATGATTGTGCGTTTTTGATTATGTCTAGTACATCATGCATTGCAAGTGTTATTTATCCTAAATATCTGTGTTGTAAAATATGCATAGTTTATTTGGAAATTTACTATTAAGTAATTGTACATGATTCCAAATCAAAATAGAATCAAACAGCAATCTAACATAACCTTACAGGAGCCTTATGCTATTTCAAAGCCTACAAATACGACCTTTATTTCAACGGAAATTGTGGAAACAAATGAGGAAAAAACGTGTATACGACAAGCGAGTCAAGTTGTATATGCTTAATCAAGATTGGCTAAAAATAAGAAAGCAAAAGGATAGAAGAAGGAGACGTGTCATGCTGAAAATATGGAAAGCAAAAAGATTGGCCATGCTACAACGCATGTATGGACGTCAAGAGTTTATAAACTGATCCAACATATCCCCATAGGCTTTGTAGAAATGCTTATAGAGGGTGTCGTAAGCAATATAATCAACCAGGTTAGGCTGACCGGGGACCTCACATTTCAATACTTCTTTGTTAACAAGGTCAAGCACTACACCTGATTTTAGTATTTTACCCGGACCACATTTTTTCTTGGAAAGTTCGACAAGTTCGTCATATCCGCCTTTTGCGTTGAAACTGTAATTTACTATCAAAAATCTTTTTTTGTCGTGTTTACTGCCCATTACTTAATCTTGCTAGTTTAATCATTACGCTGGCTAAATTTATCTCAGGATCTGCGACAAAAGAATGATCTACCAAACCCTGTTTGATAATCAGCACTGCTTTGTCTTGCAGGTCCTCATCTTTTGATACTAGTTCAAGGTTGTCATACAGCCACCTATATATTTCTTCACATTCTTCTGGACGTGCCTGTGAGCATACTAATTTTCTTGCATCTTGTATTTTTCCTTGTTTGAAAAGTTCTACCATTTGTAATCTATAATCTTGCTGTCCTGAATCACCTGTCGCTGGTGGCATTAGTTTTCCATCTCTGCAATTTTGTTGCACCATATTAATGCATTTTCTTAAATCCGGAAATGTTGCTTTTACATAAGTGTCGAGTGTTTCTATGTCCTGGTCCATTTTCTCCGCAATTAATATCTCCGCAACACGTGCCGTGAATTCAGTTTTGTCTATTGTTTCCATGTGGAAGCCTTGACATCTTGAGTGCAGTGCAGGAATGACCCTGTTTGGATAATTGCAAGTTAAAATAAATCTAGCCGATGTGTGGTACGCTTCCATCACTCCACGCAATGCGGCCTGTCCGTTTGGACTCATGTAATCTGCCTCATCAAGCAATACATATTTGTAAGCGCCAAAAGGCATTATCTGTACAAAGTTGTTAATTTTTTCTCTTACTGTGTCAACGGAGTTTTCTCTTGATGCATTTATTTCAAGTATGTCGTAACTAGAAACATCCAACTCGTGAAATAACATTTTTGCCAATGTAGTTTTTCCAACTCCCGGAGCACCTGACAGTAATAAATGAGGAATGCTTTTATCTTTAATCCATTCCTCTATCTGTTTGCGTTGTGCATCATCACGCACAACGTACTCTTTTAATGTTTTTGGCCTATATTTTTCTACCCAAAGTTCTTTCATAATACAAATGTTAATACTAACAGGATTGCTCCTACTATTGCAAGGAAATAAACTGGTGCGTGTAGTAAAGGTATTAAACTAACCCATCTAACAAACTGTTTTATTTTCTTAACCATTTCCTCGCCGCTTCGATTGGATTCCTTAGTCCCTCGTATGTTGAATCGATAAACTTAATATGTTTATAAAGGCTTTGTGCGAGTTTGTCAACAGTGTTTTGAAGTTTATCAATTTTCTTGTTCAGTTCTTCAAGTTCCTTTTTAGTCATCACAAAGCCTATTATATTATTTCTTGTACTTCGCCGCTTCCTCGGATCCACCTGTTGCAGTTCCTTTACTGTAACTGTGGGCACCCATGCCAGCAAGTTCACCGTTCTGCACAATTAGGTATTGGTTCCTAATTGGCGTGCCGTCAAAGAAACATTCAAGTATTTCTCTGACACCGTCAGCATA